ACATCAACAAAGCACAAACTGCTTTGAATGCAGGTTTCAACACAAAGGCTGCCCGGAAAAATGCGTTGGACAACATTGGAAGAGCTTATGATCTGGTTCGTCGCCAAACGTATGATTTTGAAACAACAGGCGAACTTCCATATTCTTTTGCACATTATCGTCCTGCCAAACACGAAGATGCACTATGCAATGATCAAACATTGATCAAGACAGTATCCCGACTGTTGTCACTTCGTGAGACAATTAAGAATGCTCTTATCAATAATCCGGTTTCAAATGCGCAACAGGAACGTGCTATTCTTCAACGGTCACCCATTCCGGCGATTGCGGCAGAATTTGAACCGTTGAAGGCCAGTGTGAAACAAGATTACATTAATAAGGTTCGCACCATGGCCGCTGCTTTGTTGGAAGAGTATAATAATGATTGGTCATCTTTATCTCAGATCAATGTTTATTCAAACAATCATCGTGTATGGACATTTGTTCGTAATCATGTCAAGTATATTAACAACAAGCCTGCTGGTATTGACGAAGATCGTCTCGACAAGCTGGCTACACGTTATGCCAATGATCAGGTTGATGCCTTTGTTCACAAGCTGGCGCTGAAACTGGTTGATCTGGAAAATGTTAAACTACATGGTGTCAACACAGGGTCATTTGAATTTGCATTGACGGGTAACCTGAATGACCAACGGGTGAAAGTTGTACAAAACATAAAATATGGTTTGTCAAAATTCAATAATCCGTATGTCCAATGGCCCGCATTGATTTATGTCGATGGTAAAAAAGTAAGTGAGTTGGAATTTCAAAAACTTACAAACAAATAAAAACCATGCTGAACTGATGTTTTATCAGTTCAGCAATTCGTTTTCTGGTACGTACTCGTTTTCGGTCATGTATAATGAAAGTACTTCATTTGCATAATAACCAAAACCCGGCATTTTGATAATATTGGTTGCATCTTTGCCCAATTCATCTGATAATTCGAAAGTATCGAATATTTCACATTTGATGACATCTTCGGTTTGTTCTTTTCCGACAACCATCACAGCAGTATAAGAAACATCGCCATCAAATGTGTCATTCAGATGTTTGATATCAATGGCAATTCGCCAATTGGATATGTTTCCAAAGGTATCAAATTCTGCAAAAGCAACACTATCATCATGCCTGACAGCAAGCGTAAGTTCTTTCATACTCTTATTTATCATCGTATGCTGATATTGTTGAAGAAATGGTGCCGATGGTAGGATTTGCACCCACAACCTTCGCTTTACAAGAGCGCTGCACTACTGTTGTGCTACATCGGCTAATAACTTTTCCCTTTAGCATATCGGAGACGGCGCTTATGTCTGCCATTCCTTCTATTTTGCCTTTATATGTTTTAGTTTGACTATGGTAATTTGGACACAATAGAGAAAGATTTTCTTTGGAATTATTTTCAGAGTTTTCATCTATATGTTCTAACTCTAATATAATTGCTTTGTTATTCCATTCGATTATTCCACATTCCCAACATCCATTTTTAATTTCGGATAAAAACCTCCTAATAGACACTTTACCGGGAAACTGTATTTCTCCCCTTTGCCATTTTTCAATATTTTCTTTATATTAAAAAATCAATATGGCATTTACTATTACAATTACAATACTTAGAGCTACTGTTTGCTAATTTAAAACCACAGTTATTACAATTTTTGGGTTCAGAACCATGTCTTCTGACACCAACATTGTTGTGACTAACAGAACAACTCCTACTACAAAACTTGGGATTTGCGGTTTCTTCGCCGCAAACAAGGCATTTCGTTATTCGAACTCTTTCCTGTTGATACAGGAAAATTTATTCTAGTTCGAAACGCTACCAACTGAGCTATGATGGCATGAATCAATCTATAACCAAAAATGGAGTCGATGTCAACAGTCTTTTATTTAAAGCGGAATTTGGTTCTTCTTCCCATTGATCATCATTTTTTCTTTTCCAGTGAAAATCACGTTCAGCATACTTGATGTCAAATCCTTTTCTATCGGGTTTAACATAAAGGTGATACCAATAGTTTTGAAAGACTGATGGCTTTTCAATGAATTCCATACCACCCTGTTCGTCAAGCCATTTCATGATATGGTCTAATGATTTGTACGTTCTGGGATCAGTCGCTGTTGACTCACAAACTGGTGTTTGTATTTCGTGCACCAACATGATACCCAACTTACTCATCATGCCATATGAATATTCTGGTATCAGAAAGATTTTTGAATACTGTGTTTCAATTTGAATTAATGCTCTGTTGGTCATACATGAATGATATGACAATCAGAGTGAAACCTATTTGAGTCGAACCTTTTTGCGGTCATCTTCATTAAGTTTCCATTTATGAGAAATGAAGGAACCGGTTTTCTGTTGCCGGAACAACCGATACATATCGCTTATTACATTTGGCAAACCATGAAATATTATCAATACGGGAAGCAAAATGACATTCAGTGTGACTAATAACCAATTATAATATTTTTCAACTTTGATAAAGTGGGTCATCGGGTTGTAGTATGCTTTCCAATGAATGAATAAAAAATCATGTATGTCTTTATTTGATACGAAGTCTACCACGTTTTTGACACGATGGTATCCTTTAGTGGTTGGACACGTGTATTCATACTGATTTATCTTGGGCATCCTGCGAAGTGGCGGAAGGGGTGGGATTCGAACCCACGGAACGTTTCAGCGTTCGGCAGTTTTCAAGACTGCTGTATTAAACCAGACTCTACCACCCTTCCAATTTGGAGAACTGGGAAGGAATCGAACCCCCATAAACGGAGTTGCGGTCTGCCACATTAGCCATTCTGTCACCGGTTCGCTATTCTATTTAGCACAAATTCATACAATGTCAACATATTGATGGAGAATTATCCGTTCGATAACAACCCGTGCTGTTGAAGGAAATCAACCAAGCCTGCTCCGTCCTCAGTGGACAATGTTGATTCAAGTTTGGTTTTATGATTCAGTGCCATTCTATGAACAAGTTCAGCAGCAATACCAAATCGCCTGTATTTGTCATTTGTTCTGATCATATTGATACGGGTTACATTGTCGTTTTTATCAAGTGTAAAATCAATGTATCCATATATTTTTTCAAAAACCGGGTGATCCCAGTCATAATCCGGAGCAAAGCAACAGCTATAAACTCTCCATAACATTCTGATTTATAACAGTCTTTAATATCATTAAAGAAACGTGGCAATGGAAGATCACGTTTGTCAAATTCATCAAGTTTCAGAAATTTGTATTCAAGTTGGGAGATTTTCATAATAGTATTTATAAACGATGAAGGGCCACCTTGCGGGTATTGACGTTACCCAGTGGCCCTTCATGTTTTTTGACAACTCTCTTGTCAGTCACGCCCGTTTCATTGCGATTTCTCGGATTGATGTGCTTTCTCTGAAAGGCGTCATGCTCGTCATAGCATCCATAACCATTTGTTCGCCGTGGCGTCCAGAGAGTTTGTGTAATCAACTATCAGCCAATTACTGATCAACCTTCAACCGTGGAGTAGTGGACGTTTTCTCCTCTGTTCTGATTGGGGACCACATCACTGTGAAGACCACCACCGGTCCCTACCCCTTTCATGATTGATGTTATAACAGGACGATATTCAAAAGTCAACCAGATAATGCCATCAATATGCAAAAAGTGTGTGAACAACTGGCCCAACCATAGTCAGAGAACCAATAAACAAAGCCAAAGTAAAAGAACCAAGGAATGTTCTTTCTGCACTATCTATATTTGTTTCGCTCTTTTTAGATGAAGTAATAAGGTATCTAAAAGATATGAATACTAGCAGTATCAAAAATATTAAAGCAAAAAAGAATAAAAAGCTAATAAACACGTTTAGCTCTATTGAGGCACTATCGTCATATGTTAGTGTTCTGAAAATAAAACTTACAATTGGTATTATTATCATTGAAGTTATTAAGGAAATCCAGACATCTCTTTTATTTCCAAATATCTGGATTAAACTATTTATACGGGGTGTTCCAACCATTGTTTACGATCATCTGCTCTAGTGGGATTGAATAACAGGTCAAGTTTTTCTTTCAGGTTCCCATCATTCCAAAAAGGAATCAATTGCGGTGTTTCCAGAATGTCCCGCCATTGTTCGTCTTGTAATGTACCCAAACCTTTTGCCCTGATAATCTCCCATCCTTTATATTTAGCCGGGCTGAACAAATGATAATCCGAATGGTATATGTATTTCCTTTTGTTACCTTTTTTCAGAAGGACGTAAGGTGTCATGAGTTTGTTGACAAAGGGATTATTACCATCGGCAAACAACTCTGGCCAATATTTCAAAAGAAAGTTAACAACTAGACACAGAATGTGGTACCCGTCACAATTATGGGTAAGTATGTTATCACCATTGTTCCCAACAATAAAAAAACAATGATCTTCTGAATCCACGGTTATATCATAAACTTCGCTATCTGCCTCACATGACGACACATCGCTTACGCGGACCATTTCATATTCAGAATAATTCAAAACCATTGTTAGCTCCATAACATGATACGTTTTTTAACAGATTCAATCATTTCTGTCAAATCTGAAACAGCCAAGTTGTGATCATTTTTTGATCAGTAATGTATCTCCCTTTTGAATATCACAGGCTTGTACCATTGTGACTTCCCCTTTTTTCATAACTGGGAACAAATGTCCTTCGCTGCATTTGACAATGTTCCCATTGATGTTGATACTAATTGTTTTAGAAACTTGTTTTCTAATAGTGTTGGTTATTTTTGCAGAACCATTTGTTCCGATCACTTCATCGCCAATGTTCAAATCCTGTATGGACTTAGGTCCATTCGGGGTTGCAACTTGAGTATCTTTAGCCAAACAGTCTTCGTCCGTAGCGATAAAAATCTTGCCATACCTCAGTTCATGGCGGCGGGCAGGCTTACCATATACCAGTCCAAGGGCTGAAACGATGTCAGACAAGGCTTGCGATTTCAAAGCGACAGCCGGAGTAACATCGTGAACATTCATGATTTTACCACGTAATGGTAAAATGCCATGGACATTGGGATCACGTTCATTAGTAATTAGATTTACAGCCGAATCGCCTTCACCGATAATCAGGATACATTTCGAACGATCACGTCCATTGGCATCAATCAATTTGGCAACATTGGTTTTCGCTGCCTTTTTGGAAAGCGCCTGTGCCTCTTTTGTGTCCTTGGCGTGTGAACGGTCCACGGCCCGTTCAATAATTTGTCCCATCCATTCTGGGTGTTTGCGTTTGATAGCGGCAAACATATTATCATCCAGTCCGTCGCGAATCCATTTGGCGGCTTCCTGATTGACCAGATAATGTTTTGATTGTGAATTGAAATTTGGTGCGTCCATACGGGTAACAGCAAATACCAGCAGCCCTGCTGCAACATCAGAACGATTGAGTGTCACCTTTGCTCGTTTGGCTTCACGGCTGATACTTGTGATCAAGGATGAAAAAAATTTCGTACGGAATGCTTTAACATGTTCCCCACCCGTATATGCACAAATGCCATTCACAACGGCATGCATGTGTTCTTCATTGCCTTCATGAAAATTTGGAATGATATAGAATGTGTTGAAGAAGTTATTCTCCTTGGAATTAACTTCGAATTCAATAACATCATGCCCTTTGAAAAAATCCTTTGTGTTGATGCGTTTACCATTAAAGGTAAATTGCACCTTGGGATAAATGAAAGACAGTTCGTGAAGTCTGGCCTTCACTAGTTCTTCTGGAAGGATCAAATGTTTAAATACAGATGATGATGGTGTAAATTGAACTTTGGTGCCATGTTTTGTGGCACCGGCAGATGACCGCTTGGGACGCCTGATGACCAATTCTTCATCATTAATATTGTCTTCTTCATATTCTTGGACATAATGAACACCATTGGACCAAACTTCGACTTTAAAATGTGAAGAGACATAATTGACTGCGGACGCACCAATTCCGTTGGTTCCGACGACATTTTCTCTTTTGTCAAAATTAGAACCGGCTCTGAGGCGCGTAAACACCATTTGAATTTGTTTGATTGGAATACCGGCCCCATCATCCTTGACGGACATGGTGAGTGTTTCCGGATCAAATTCAACTTGAATCCTTTTTCCATTACCATGGCCAACAATTTCGTCCATGGCATTATCAAGCAATTCCCGAAAGGCGGTCAAAAGTGCTGGAACATATTCGACCTCTTGAAGTTCGAGTTTATGGCCATTGTAATTGACCATTGTTTCGTTCACGACTTCGCGTGACCCGAGATACATTTCTGTTCTCAGGCGCACGTGTTGCCAATCGGTCAATTCCTTGTTTTGGCGTTGTTTAAGTTTAGATGTACGAGGAGCCATATGATTTATCTTCTTGACATTTGAGAGGAAAGTATATAGAAAGGTTTATAGTTTGTCAATGAAGGATTACAGCAGAATGGCTGGCAACGTCGAATTTTTAGAACAATCGTTTCACGAATATGCTGTCTACGTTAATAAAAATCGTGCAATACCTGATGCACGTGACGGATTGAAACAAGGTCAGCGCATCGCATTGCATTTAATGCGGTCCCGTTCTGGAAAGATAAAGGTTATTGCCTTGGCAGGCCAGATGATTGCCGAGGAACTTTATGTGCATGGTGATACAGCTGCAGCCGAATCGATTTCACAACTTGCAGCCCCATATAAGAACAATGTGCCGTTATTAACGGGACAAGGTTCCTTTGGATCACGCTCAAAGCCGACAGCATTTGCCTCACCAAGATATATTTATGTTTCCAGAGCACCAGCATCTGACAAGCTTTTATATACGGATGCTGATATTGTGCCATTGACTGAAAACCATGATGGTTCCAAATGGATGCCAGAATGTTTCTACCCGATGGTTCCGACACATTTGATTAATGGTGTCGAAGGGATTGGTGTTGGTTATAGTGTGCGTATTTTTCCACGCAACATGACGGACCTGATCACCGCTATCACCAAATGTATTCGTGGCCAGAAATCCGATCTACCACGCATTGAACCTTGTTTTGATTATCTGGATAACCAAAGAGGCAAGTTCAAAGATTATAACAAAGCTGGCAACATGGTATGGGAATTCACTGGTAGAGTAAAAATCAAAGACACCAGTACGGTTGTGGTGACAGAATTACCTGCAATGAATTTGACTGTTGAAAAATTCAAGGAACAACTTAATGAAATGGCCGAAAGAGGTGACATCAAAGAGTTCCGTGATAATTCTGCAAAACTGATTAATATTGAAATCAAGTTGAAACGAGGACAATGCCGGGATTGGACAGAAGAAGATGCCATTGACTTTTTGAAACTTCGTAAAGAAGCATCTGAAACATTTGTTGTCACCAGTTTTGATGGTAAGGGCATTGTTCAATATTTCTATGACAAGGATCACAAATATCCTGATCCGGTTGAACGATATCTGCGGGAATGGACTGAATGGCGTTTTGCCAAATATGCCAACCGGTATGAAAACCTGATTAAACTGGCCGAACAACAGGCTTTGTATCTCCAATGTGTTAAAGCGTGTTTTGATCATGGTATGCCAGATCGTATATCCAAAAAGCAAAACCGGGCAGACATGAAAAGTGATATCGTTCAATGTGCGGCCAAAAACAAATATGTTGCTACCGATGAAATTGCCGACCGCATTTCAGCAAGAGCATCGTATTCGTGGACACGAGAAGCATTGAGAAAGACACTTGAAGAAATTATTGCAGTCAATGGTTCGATCCGGGAATACAAAATACTGTTGAAGTCAGATGACAAACGCCGTGATGTGTTTGTCGATGAGTTGAATTCCTTGAAAGGAATGAAGATTTCATAAATAAATGCATGTTGATGCATTTGTTCGAAGACTCTGACCTTCCTTACGGAAATCATTATTTCAATGGTGGTTAGATCACTCAAGGCGGTAAATTTATTGAATGTGATCATGAAAATGATTTACATCATGACGAAATATTTATTGAACTTATGGGCAACAAATTAGATTTTGATCACGACTATGCACGTGAAGCAGGAATTGAACATGGATGGATCAGAGTTGCTGGCTTGGTTGATCCAGAAGGCGAATTCCCTATTGAAATTGGCCAGCCTCTTGTAACACGCAAACAATGGCACCGCCTTGATAAGATTTTTCAAGACGAATGGATGGGACAAACCATATTGGTTGAATTACCAGAAAGATATTACCAGTTTGGTAATCCACGTGGTGCTATGAATTTCCTTACACACTTTATAAGAAGAATAGATAAATAGTATCATGCGTATCAGAGACATATTCGAATCGGCTGCAAAGTTTGACATTGATGAAAAGAAGCGGGAAGATACCGTTTCTTTATATGCGACCACACGGGATGAAAAACCAGTTGTGGCTGCCACCATTGTTATTGTGGATTCCACCATTACACAAATTGATATTAACAAAGAAGCCAAACATCATAAAGATGCAATGTTTGAACTATTAAACTACCTGTGTAAGAGACAAGATGATCAAAATGTACCTATTGCTGTTGTTGCAGATAAATTAAAACCTGCCATGAAAAGAAAATTTGAAAACTTTGGATTTGTAATGGGTGATGATAATATTATGATCCGGAGGCCCGGTGCAGCATTACCAATAACATTCATTTGACCTTTAAATATAAATATACCTGTGAGGTATATTATGAGCATTAAAGATTATCTTCCTGATGATATCAAGAGATTGAAAAAGAGCAAAGAGGACTCTCTTGATCTTTTAACAAAAGCGATATTGTTCAATTTCAAGGACAATTTGAAAAAACAGCGCAAGAATTCCAAATTGAAACAGGCTGATCTTGCTGAAATGGTTGGATTGAAACAACCTGCAATATCGAGAATAGAGAATCATGATAATTCAAGTTTGTCTTTGACAACATTGCAACAAATTGCAATAGGTATGGATTGTGTTCTTGTAGTTGATGTTATTCCTCGTGATGAATTGCTGCAACAGATAGAAAAAGACGATTGACACATGATATCGTAAGCTTATACTTCGAACAAATCAAATTACGGGGTTCGAAGGAATGAGTAATACGTTATCACATGTATCAGTTGACAAGATTCCTGCCATTGTTGAAATTCTCTGGAAATCCAAAAAGGTTCCAATGCTTTGGGGACCACCGGGTGTTGGTAAATCTGAAGTCAATGCTGCAATAGCGGCAAATGGGAAATATAAAATTCCCATGTATTCCGAACTTTGTGAAGCATACCCCGAATTTAACGCTGTGTGTGGACAGGAATTTCAAGGCCGCACCGTGTATGATAACCGTTTGCTATTAATGAATCCCACTGATTTGAAAGGTCTTCCGGTATACAATCAAGAGAAACGTGAAGCTGAATGGCTTTTGACCAATAATTTGCCTATGTCGGAAGACCGGCTTGAAGAACTTATCGGTATTCTGTTACGTGCAGACAAACAGAATGTAGATACGATTGCCCGCATCAAGGAACGGGTACACAAAGCATTGCATGATCAATTTGCTATCATTTTCCTTGATGAAATTTCATTGGCACCAAAACTGGTTCAAGGAGCAGCCCTTCAACTTGTTCTCGACCGTGCAATTGGTGAAAACAAGATGCCAGCGGGTGTTGACATTGTTGCAGCCGGAAACCGGACATCTGACAAAGTTGGGGCAACCAGCATGTCACCTGCATTAGTGTCGCGGATGATTCATATCAATATTGAAGAACCAAATTATAACAAATGGCGCGATTGGGCGGTTGAAAACGATGTCGCTCCTGAAATCATTGGTTATTTGAAATTCAAACCAGAGGATTTGTTTGATTTTGATGCCAAGTCTGTATCAAGCCGCACTGGATCATCCAATTTCCCAACACCACGCACATGGGTATTTGCATCTGACATCTATAAAGATGCAGTCGAAATGTTGGACAAGAACAAAAACGACTATCGTCATACCATGGAAGCATTGCTTGCTGGTACTGTAGGCGAAGGCGTTGCAGCTAATTTCCTTGCATGGGTGGATGTATATGTACTTCTTCCAGACCCGAATGCTGTTCTGGATGGCAAAATCGAACATATTGATTTTGAAGAAGTCGTCAAATCTCATGCAAAAGATCGTGACGTGAAATCAAAAGCATTGTCCATGAAGTATGCTTTCCTGATGGCGCTCATTTCGTCTCTATCAAGGGATTTCACCTTTGACCGGGCAAACAATGCTGCCAATTTCGTCAATGGAACAGGAGTTGACGATGCTGAATGGGCAATGGTTCTTGTTGTGATGATTGTTCGTATGGCGACCGATAACAATAGCAACACAACTGTCAAACAGGTGTTTGGCAAATTGATGAAAGAGGATACACCTTGGCGTCGTATGAATCAGAAATTGGGGTCATTGACAAAGGCAGAAGATAAAAGCGTGAAAGTCGCTGGCTAATGGATGCTAGTGTCATCATACGCGAATGGTTGAACCCCGATCAACCCAAATTGGACCCAAATGAACTTGGGTTCAATCCTTATCGTGAAATAACCAAATTAAAAATCAGTATTGCAACATCGATTCCATTTTTTAGTACGTTTGTTGTCAGTTATCCAACCGTGATCATGCCACCGAATCATCCTTTGATCACAACGGCGGCAACAGATGGAAAATACTTTTTTTTCAATGCATTATTCATGCATTTGTTGAATCCGAACGGGTTGGATCGTGAGAATGGGGCGCAAAAATTTGTGTTCTGTCACGAAATCATGCATTTGATTTATGATTCCCGAGGCCGCAGAGGCTCACGTGATCCACAATTGTGGAATGTTGCAACAGATTATATCATCAATCAGACTTTAATGGATTTCGGTTTGGAGATGCCAACTGTTTCTGCAATGCGTGATGCAATGATTGAAGTATCACAACGGTATGCAAATGATCCAGCCCGTGATGACGAAATTGCAGAAGCTGTGAACAAAGTGTTTCACCGTAATCATACTGGTGATTATATCGGATTATATGATACCCGTTTCCATGGCATGACGGCTGAGCAGGTTTATGAACTCCTCAAAAAAGAGGACGAAGAAAAAGAATCTGATGATTGCCAATCCGGTGATGACGACGATGATAAAGGTTATTCGTCTGGTAGTGGCAAGGGGATGAGTCTGCACCGCGACAAGCAAACATTGGACGTTCACACTATTGATGACTTGTCAGAAGAAGAGCAAAAAGAAATTAGCCGTTCTGTGCGCGATTCCACGCTGCGGGCAGTTGCTTCTGAACGCCAACGGACAAATAACAAAGGTGATATACCAACAGGCATATTACAAGTTATTAATGAATTTCTGAAACCGAAAGTACCATGGGCTGATCTCATTGTTGCCGAAATGGATAGTCTTCGCATAAGTGACTATTCACCATTGCGGGTCGATCCTCGTTTTTTCAGTGGTAACGATATAACAGGACCAATGACGCTTCCGGGCGTCGAACATGAGACCAAAGTCAACATTGGTATCATGGTGGATACATCTGGATCAATCACTGATGAAGACCTTCGTAAGGTCTTAGGTGAATTACAAGGGATTATTCAACAATTTGATGATTTCAATATTGATATCATTTCGTGTGATACTCGTGTTTATAATGAAGAAAATTATGACATGGAGAATGGTGACGAGCTTGTAGCTTACCCGTTCCGTGGCGGTGGTGGAACCGAGTTTGCTCCCGCGTTCGAACGCATGAAAGAATTGAATGAATCAAATGACGAACCCTTTGATGCATTGATTTATTTCACTGATGGTTACTGTGGCGGCTATTGGGGAGAAGAGTATCAAGATTACTTCACCAAAATGATATGGGTCATTGTACAAGGTTATGAAAACAGTGCACCTGTTCCATCATGGGGCACTACCATATATTATGATCAATATGAGTAAGATAAAGAGACTTCAAGATTAGATGCATCCTCTTTTGAAGAGAACCATATCCTGTGATCAAATACTGACCATGGTTTTGTAACAACTGCTTCTATTAACCCTTTGATATTATCCAATGCATGTGGATTACCATTGATGACAATGATACCACCATATTGGTGAGTATCAGAATCATGAAAACAATAAATTCCATCTGCTGTGAAATGCATACCCCCGTCTACTCCACCAATTTCAAAGAAATCAAAACGTGTAAGTTCCAACTTGCATAAGGGTGGTTGAATATTCAATAGACTGAAATTTTTTGCACATTCAATATTGGTACCTCCGATATTGAAGACCGCATTCATATTCAATTGTTTTATATGAACTTTTGAAAAGGAAATCACCCGTTCACCCAACATGGCGTGTACATCTGAATCCATTAATACCAAATCTTGTGCTGATTCATTCATAATACGCATACCATCTAGGTGTAAGTATCTTCACCTTATGATATAATTTATAGAAAGCGAGCACAAAATGGCAGCGAGAATGTCCTATTCTTGTAATGAGAACCTATTATCAAAAACGTGGAGTACCCCCGAAATGACAACCCCGGATACAATTGAAGTCATCAAAAGAGATGGATCAAGAGAAATACTAAATCTAGACAAAATACACAAAGTTCTATTTTGGGCCTGTGAAGATATAACAGGTGTTTCTGTTTCAGAAATCGAGTTAAGAGCCCAACTTCAATTGGCTGATGGTATCAAAACGACAGAAATACATGAAACCATAATCAGAGCTGCATCGGATTTGATTTCAGAGGAAACACCCAATTATCAATTTGTTGCAGCCCGTTTGATCAATTATCAATTGCGCAAAGAGATTTATGGTGGGCCAACACCATGTTCGGTCAAAGAACTGGTTGTTCATAATGTGCAAGCTGGTGTCTATGATCAGATGCTATTGACCGAATTCAATGATGATGATTTCTTGCAATTTGATGATATCATTAAACACAAACGTGATTTTGAATTATCGTTTGTTGCCATGGAACAGTTCCGTGGCAAGTATCTGGTTCGTAACAGAGTAACAGGACAGTTTTATGAAACACCACAAATGGCGTATTTGTTGATTGCTGCAACAATGTTTGTCAACGATGGCGAAAACCGTATGGAGCATATCAAAGAATATTACGATATCATATCAACCCACAAGATATCACTGCCGACACCGGTTATGGCCAAGGCCAGAAAACCTGAAAGACAGTTTTCATCATGTGTGCTGGTCACAACGGATGACACAATGCGGTCCATCGAAGCAACAACGTCCGTCATCTATCGTTATATTTCGAACAGTGCTGGTCTGGGTATTGATGTTGGAAGCATTAGAGCCATTGGTTCACAAATCAGAAACGGTGATACCGAGTCAACCGGGCTTATCCCCTTTATCCGCTCCTTTCAAAGTGCAGTAAAAAGCTGTAGTCAGGGTGGAATCCGTGGGGGCGCAGGTACGGTTACATACCCGTTCTTCCATTATGAATTTGATTCTCTTGTTGTACTAAAGAACAACAAGGGCACTGAAATGAATCGCATACGGCAACTGGATTATTGTGTTCAGTTTAACAGACTGGCATACCGCAGACTTACTCAAAACAAGGACATAACATTTTTCTCTCCACAAGATGTGCCAGACCTAATGGATGCATTTTATTCTGGCAACAATGATTTGTTCGAAGAACTTTATGTAAAATATGAAAACAATGATAGCATTCGTAAACACTCTATGAAAGCTATTGAACTGTTTTCATCATTAATGACTGAACGGAAAGAAACCGGTAGAATATACATTCAAAATATTGATCATGCGAATAATCATGGATCATTCAAACCGGAACTGGCACCCATTAAACAAACAAACCTTTGTGTCACTGGTGATACAAGCATTACTGTTCTCCGGGTTAGTGGAGAAATAGAAGAAGTGAACATTAGTGATCTTGGACAAATATTGTTTGAAGATGATGATGATACCTTTGTATGGTCCCACGATACAAAAACTAGTGAATCCAATTTCAAACCAATCAAGGCTTGGGCAGAAACATCAGCAAGCACCACGGTGATGCGTATAACAGATGAAACAACCGGAGTTTCCATTAAGTGTACTCCCGATCATCAGCTATATACTAAAAATAGAGGATATATTGCAGCAAAAGAGTTACACGAAGACGACGAACTCTTATATAAAGTACATTCAGCCAATAGTAAAATATTAAAAATAGAAACACTTGAGGAACAAGAAGCAGTATACGATATCACTGTAGGAGATAATGAAAATTTCTTTGCCAATGGTATTTTGGTACACAATTGCGTCGAGATAGACCTCCCCACCCGTCCATTGGATGGCATTGAAGACCCCAATGGGTGGGTTGCATTGTGTACACTATCGGCCATCAATTGGGGTAAGATCAAAAGGCCGGAAGACTTTGAACATCCAGCACGGTTAGCGGTTCGTGCTTTGGACAATTTGATTGATTTTCAATCATATCCGGTCAAAGCAGCAGAAACGCATACAAAATTATTCAGGCCTTTAGGTATTGGTATTATCAATCTTGCGTACTTTCTGGCAAAGAATGACAAAAAGTATGACAATGATGCCTTGGAACTAATTCATGAGTATGCAGAGGCGTGGTCATATTACTTGATACGTGCATCCGTTGATCTGGCCAAGGAGAAAGGACCATGTGAAGGCCTTCATATGACCAAGTACAGCGAAGGTGTTCTGCCTATTGATACCCGTGCCCGTTCGGTTGATACGCTTGTTGAACACAAGGAGCGGCTACCATGGGAAGAACTCAGAAACGATTTGAAAAAGTATGGAATTCGTAATGCAACCCTGATGGCATTGATGCCTTCTGAAACTTCTGCCCAGATTGCGAATGCAACCAATGGAATTGAACCACCACGTGGACTGGTATCTGAAAAAGTATCCAAACATGGTGTTTTGAAACAAGTCGTTCCTGAAATCCACAAATTGAAAAACAAATATGATTTACTCTGGGATCAACCGTCTCCTACAGGGTATTTGAATATTATGGCAGTATTACAGACCTTTACTGACCAAGGAATTTCCGTGAATATCTCGTACAATCCCGAGTTGCATGAAGATGGTTCCCTGTCCATGAAGATGTTGATCAATGATTTGTTGCATTTCTACAAATTTGGTGGGAAACAATTATACTATCATAATACGTATGACGGCCAGCGCGATGAATCTTCTGATTATCAACAGGAACAACCAGTTCTTGAAGAATTAGAGGAAACAGAATGTGAAAGTTGTGTCCTTTAAAGACATGAAACAACCAAAAGTTTTAATGATGCAACGTATTTGGTTTTGGCCAATTGAAATACGAATGGAGAAGACGAATGTCAGTGTTTAAAAAGCGTAAAATAAGTCATCTGGATGCAAAACTGTTTTTTGATCCTCATGGAAATGTGGATATCGCGCGGTATGAAACTTTGAAATACAGAGATTTGGATCATTTGTATCGTAAGATGCGAGGGTTCTTTTGGACACCTGATGAAGTTGATGTAAATGGTGACAGGAAAGATTTTGCTAATTTGGCAGAACACGAGAAACATATTTTCACATCTAATTTGAAACGTCAGATATTGTTGGACAGTATTCAGGGTCGTGGTGTCAATTTGGCATTATTGCCTTATGCTTCGTTGCCAGAATTGGAACCATTAATTGAAACATGGGCATATTTTGAAACGCTACACAGTGATTCGTATACACACATAATAAGAAATGTATATCCAAATCCGTCTACTGTGTTTGATGAAATGACTGAAATAAAACAAATTGTTGAGTGTGCTGATGATATCACATTGTATTATGATGATTTTATAGAATATGCCAAATATTGGGATTTACTTGGAGAAGGATCACATGAGGTTCGTTCCTCATCGAAAGCAAACGAATATAAAAACAAGACCATTGTTATTAACGAGTATGAACTAAAAAAGAAGTTCTGGTTGTGTATGACGGCAATCAATATTCTTGAAGGTATTCGTTTTTATGTCAGTTTTGCGTGTTCATGGGCGTTTGCTGAAAACAAGAAGATGGAAGGTAATGCAAAAATAATTAAGTTCATTGCAAGGGATGAAAACTGCCATCTCTCTGTATCTCAAAAACTATTACGTAACATGTTGGTCAACGATGATCCAATTTTCAAAAAAATCAAAGAAGATACTGAAGAACAATGTTTGAATATGTATGAAACAGCAATGCTGCAAGAAAAGGAATGGGCAACATTTTTGTTTAAAGATGGTTCTATTCTTGGATTGAATGAAAAACTGTTATCAGACTATGTGGACTGGATCGGTACTCAACGGATTCGTGCTGTCAACCTCAAGCCACGGCATTCAAGCCCCACTAACAACCCGTTGCCGTGGACAGAATCTTGGATATCTTCCAAGAACAGACAAGTAGCACCACAAGAATCAGAAATCGAATCATATGTCATTGGTAAGATGAACAATGATGTTGACGAAGAATCGTTCAAAGATTTCAATTTCGAGGAGTGATGAATGTTTAAAATTTATACCAAACCAGACTGTAGGTATTGTGTTCATGCAAAACAAGTATTGAAAAGCAAGGGGTTAGACTTTGAAGAAATCAGTGCTACTACACATAAGGTGCAATTGATTGAACAAGTTGTTCAAACAGGGTCACCACCGCCCAAAACAGTACCACAAATCTTTCATAATGATGATTATATAGGTGGATATGAACAACTCGTGATATATTTATCCAACATTAAATAGGTATATTCCCTCGTTGCATACATAATGGTTGTAAATATAAGTGATCAATGAGTTAATTTGATAATTTGTGGTTATGATTTAATAATGTATGATGAAAAAAATGAAAAAAGAATTGAATGATTTTAAAGATACTATTGAAAAGGTTGAATTCAATATCTTTTCTATTCGTCGTTTTATTCAAACATATCCGGGATTAGCGTGGATTAAGAAGTATGACTCCAATACGGACAAATTCATCATGATTGAATTATCTGATGTTTATTTGTCTTTGTTGATAAATGATGGAAAGAAAGAGTATTTAAATTCATCCGACGATGAAATCTGGCCAAAAGATGTAGCAGAAGAATCTAAAAAGAATGATTTAAAGGCTATGCTTGAAGGCAAGATTAGAGTCAAAGAACGTTTCTATTCGCCAGCAACCAAGGTTTTTGGTTGCTTTGAGGGGTGGAAGTGGTCATTCATGCTCAATAATACGGTATACATAGCAGGGATTGGTGAACTGTTATCTCCTGCTCTTGATGAAACAGAATTCATGAAAAGGGGAGAATAATGTCTACCGAAATAGAGCTTTTTAGACAACAGGCGATACTAATGGAACGAATGGAGACAAAAATTTCCAAAATGGAAGAACAAGTCAACACTATGGCTATTGCGGTAGCACGTATTGACGAACGATTTAAAACTCTTCCAGCAAATGCAGAAAAGCTTAAACATCTTGAAACACGCATTGTTGTGCAAGAAACCAAAGGCAGAATCTGGGGATCAGTTTTTGGTGCAGTTGCTGGCGCAGTTACCGCACTTGTTGTTGGGTTGTTGATACGATATTTCACAAGCTAATCATAAATAGTATTCTATAAGGGAATACTGTTTATGGCTATCAAAGATTTAAAAGAATTTAAAAACATTTCAGACGAAGACACATTTACCATAGTAGATCATATGGTTTATCGTGAAGGTCAGCAAATCCCCTTTATTCCACATGACAAACGGGCGGGTAGAAGTGAAATTGATCCAAAATTCTTTGTATATCATTATACTGCTGGACGCTTCGGAATAGATGGAACGGTCAATTATCTCAAAAATGTTAATACTAAGGCAGATGTTCATTTGATTTTGGATGTTGAAGGGAATTTGGTTCAAATGGCTCCCCTCAATGAAAAATGTTGGCATGCTGGGAAATCATCGTACAAAGGTTATATTGGTCTTAATAGTAGTTCATGTGGCATTGAAGTTATCAATCCCGGCCCGCTTGATATTATAGATAATGGTGTTTATAAAACATGGTTTGGTAAGGTGTACATTAATGCAACACACATATCTGAGGCAACCATAGAAACATTCAAGAACAATGGTGCAACAATTAGAAATGACATCATCGAACGGGCTCATCAGTTGCATCCAAATGAAAAAAAATATGGGTGGTTGCCTTATTCAAAACAACAATTAAACGTGATGACAAATTTGGCACAAGCCATTTGTCATCATTATGACGCTGAACTGGTAGGCCATGATGAAATAACAACCCGCAAGCGTGATCCGGGGCCACTTTCTGAAATTGATCGTATGAGAGAGATGATCGAGGGGAGAGACAATGATGGTAACGATACTGTCACTATGCCTGCTATGCTTTTGGAGGACGAAATACTTGCGCAAAGTGGAAGACCTGTAAATATAAAGACGGGCTTTTCGCGATTGTTAGGTCTGTTCCGTAGATAGGAGCATTTTTCATGGCATCAATGGGATTACCACCACCAGAAGAGCAAGGACTTTACTGGAAAAATAACATATTATTCAAGTTGTTGAGATTTTTGAATTTATTGGAACCGGGACGAATTGTATTAAGTTTATCTAAATTATTGGTTTGGATAAATCTTGTGGTTGTTGTAGCAGTATTAATTTGGCACCCAGAACAGTTGGTTGCTGTTATTGGGGCAACGGTGTCTGCAGCCGCAACTATGATGAATTATGCATGGCGTCGGTATATATACCATAAGACAGATGCTGCAAGCCAATCACTACCGAGAGAACCAACAGGCCCATCACAAGATGAACGTTAAAAATATTAACGGAAAACCATTTTTAATCACAAATTACAAACATTTGTGCGAACACAACCATGTTGCTATACCGGATGAGGAAGTCATATCAGAAGCAACATATAAAGAAATTCAAATGTTCATTGACAATGATTTCTTAAAACAACGTGTTCGTGCAAATGCTTTAGAGGGTGTTAGGTTAAAAGGATTTGATGAACAGTCAATATTGTTTGACATAAGATCAAGTTTACACAAAGATAACAATATTACCTATTTGAACCAATTTCATATCATTGATTGGGAAGCATTTGTTGATGAAGATGAGTTTTCTCCTATTGACAGAGCCCGATTAATGATGTTTGAAGGAGACGTAGCATTACATTGTACGTGTCCTTCGTTTTTATTTTGGGGGTATCAATATTTGTTAACACAAATTGATGCCGCTGTTATTCCCGAAACAAGACCACCTAATGTTAGAAATCCTAAACAAAGGGGTATAGTCTGTAAACATTTGAATCGTGCTTTGCGATCATTCCCATTTTTTGCGTCAGATTTTGCTAATTATATTAGAGCTAATCATAATGTACAGAAAAATAAAAGTAATACGGACGATGAAAGCTCTAAATTAACAAAAGAAGCTTTCACTATTGCCGATTCAGATATAATATATGAGGATATCCTAAAATGGAATTCAATTCGGAAAAAATAATTACACGACTGGTTTTAAAATTCCCTGATATGAATTTCAGAATCAAACTATCATCCAATCAATTTCGCGAACCAGACCATATCAGAGATTTAATGCACCTGTTAATGACATTGAATTTAAAGAATATGGACGATGACGATATCGAATTAGCAATCATGCGTAAGTTTTTGGATCACGATGTTTATGTGGAGACACTAGAAGAACTTGACGATTCCTTATATATTAGTATAACAGGACCAAAGATATGTCTAACGATGATGTATGAGGACGAAGGATGAGAACAATAATTTTGACTCGTGGGCCGGATGAAACAAGAAAACCGGTAGTGGCAACACTTTCGCGATTGATGAATAATGGTTCAAACCATGTTACCGCACATTTTTTGCATCTGTCAGATTATGATCACTTGAATGAGCACAAAGCAGCATACACTTCTATAAAACGAGCTTTTAAACTTGCTCTCAATGGTGATAAGCATATTGTTGTAGATGCTCCATGTAATAGTATCCAGTGTTGGTCTGGATTTGCATCTGCCATGCAGGGGTCTACCTTTTATACTATAGGGATTGACACCACTGATGATAAAATTATATTTGATCCACCTGCTGGTTTCACCATGTATCAAAATGTCAGAGAACACATGGTTGAAGAAATATTGACTAAACACAAATTGCTATAATATTATTCATAAATATGAATCATCGGGGTGTAGCTCAGTCTGGTAGAGCACTCGGTTTGGGACCGAGGGGCCGCAAGTTCGAATCTTGCCACCCCGACCATTTATGGATATGATATGAAAATTGATGTAATAGAATTAGACCAAAACAATCGTATGATACGATTGGGTGCTGGCAAACAAAACGGAAAATGGTTTTTTCGAATTGATCTTTGGTTAGTTGGGTACAGAATCAGAACAGGGTGATACATGATCAATTTTTTAAAACATGTGTTTGGTAAAATAAATCCTCGTGGTGATAACAAATATATGTCCGAGGAACAAATTGTTCACAAAATCATGTCAGACATGACTCCAGAAGAACGCCAATCGTGGCTTGGTCTCAAACGAATTGATTTACTTCAGGGACATCATGGCACAGGAAAAAGTATACGCAATGCATTTGATATGTGGGATGAAAAGAATCCTCACACTAATGGGAATGATCCCAATGGATGTAATCATCCAGATCAAGTATCTTTTCGTATTATGGAAGAAGTTTGGCGACGGGTTAACGACATAGTTGACAAATAGGCATACAACGTGTATACATAAAATATGTATGATTTTGATTTGATCCGATCCAATAATATTGCTGCTTTCTTTGCATTGACAGATTACAGTGACGATACCTTTGATCTTGATCCTCCTCTGAACGAATTGAACACTCGGGCTAAAAATTTCATTTCAGCTATGCAATATGTATTTTCCAATGTTTCAAATGGAATGGAATCGGAAGATATCATGTTTCATTTCTATGAAGCAGGCAAGGCCGCATATGGAAAGTCCGAACTCCGGGTGTTCTTTCGAGATATCTATTTGATACTGCAAGGTTTTCCAGATGGTGTCCGTGTTGGACAACTGGCAGCAGTATGGGGTGTAGACGAATTCAAGAAGAGAATGTTTGAAAGAATGCAATTGGCACCCTTTTTGACTATCGGGTAGAATTTTACTCTTCTACCCGATAGTCTCCGTATTCTCTTGGATCACCCACTTGAATGATATCAACTGACGAACCAGTGATTTCACCTTTGTCAAAATCGACCCATGCCAGTTGTCCACCATCATGGGATTGAAAACCTAGATCGACAAAATATGCATTCCCGCCTGTCGTTCTGAAATTCAGAATGTTAGATGTTGACAAAATATGATGACCAACGAACACATTCATATGATCAGGTATCTTGTCAAACCAGTCCAGAAGTCTCACAGGATAGCCACTGTCGGCAATACGACCAGTAGTCATTCCATATATCAAGCGTTGCTGTAGAGTGCTCCTGTCGTGCTTAGACAGGGTTTCAACATCTTCTGCCATGCCATGATATGCAGCATGTGCAAAAAAGTTGTTACCATATTCAATGAACCACGGAACCCTGCGGCCAAAATTCAGATATCTTTGCGCAAAATCTTCACCCATACTGTTGATATCATTTTGCGTATTGATGTGTTCCAGTTTGAGTTTTACCGGACGGCCTTCATAAGCTCTGATATGTTTCCATTTGTGATTGGACATGACTTCATCGCCATGGCCTTCATCATATAGGTCCATGATCAGTTTGACACATTTTGCCGGTTCGGGGCCACGGTCTTCAGGATCACCCAGAGATATTACAAAGCGGCCAGCATCACGGGCTTCTCGAACAGTGGCTTCGAATTCTTCAAAACCACCATGAATGTCCCCAATAATGCGAACCGGCGTATCAATATCAATAATTTTTTTCATGCAATATACTTACATGGGCAAATACATATTATCAACGATCACTTCTCTAGTGCTAAACAGATTCCAAAAATTTCATCATCAAAAAATGGATCATCCTGTGTATTTACGAATAGTTGATACCGCTTTTTGCCATCTATCTCAATTTCTTCCCATTCCCGTTCTACCTCAATTTCTTTCCATTCCCGTTCTACCTCAATTTCTTCCCATTCCCGTTCTACCTCAATTTCTTCCCATTCCCGTTCTACCTCAGAGGTAACATAATGGCCGGTTATAGAATCAGTTTCCTTGATTATTTTTGGTTCATATTTTGTTACTTTACGAAATTTGTCTTCTTCGGACAAGTCATCACGATAGATATGAGTGTTCAGTGTCTTCCATGCAAAACACAGGTCTGCACAGCATTCTTTATCAAGGTTAAGGAAACATCTTAATCTTGATGCTTTCTTTATACTGACAGGTGATTGCTTATGTTCCGACATCATTTTCTCTATTAACAAACAATATTCGAATCTTTTCGAAGGTTCAAGTGGTCTTCGATGAACGGTTGTATCATTTAGTTTGATGATTTCCCAATCATTATTTTAATCAACCGGACCATCATGTTCTTCATATTCATAATCTGATACAACTACCATGCCATACAACCAGAAGCATACCACCTTTGCCAATTTTTGATTGGACACAAACACTTACGTGCTTCTTCGTCGGTTCTAAGTGGTTGTATCGTCATATGATATCACCATTTGTTGGTAAATTATCACATTATAAACAATGTGTCAAATTAGAAAGTGGTATCTGTAAAGTTTACCACACTGGCACGTAACCGTTTGGCATCAGCATTGGCACGTTCTGCTGCAACCTTTCTTTTCATATTAGGGTAAGTTTTTTCTCCGACAACTTTTCCGTTTTGCTCGAATCTAGCATACCATGTTGCGATCTTTTCGGGATTTTGTCCTTCAAGTATATTTTGAATTGTTTGTTTCGTTATATCCATTGATGTGTCTCTTGATTGATACTATTGGACTGATCGGTTTTTGGGTTTTACGCCAAAATTTGATCTTCCTGCTTCAACGATACATAACTAGCTGTACAAACAGATTGTACAACCCTGTCAGAGATATCTCCACAGGCGTAATTTTCGGACAGTCCTTGCCCTATATCATAACCCCATTGCTTAATATTTATTGACGCATTAACATCCTTGTCGATAACAGCACCACAATTGGAGCAATCATATGTTCTAATATTTAATGGCATTGGTTGAACATGACCACAATGGTCACCGTCTGGAGTAATTGTGGCACCCATTATTTTTTTACCTTCAGGCAATCTACCCGTTTTATAAGCAATTAAACCAATTTTCGGTAACTTTACTTTGTTATCAACAAGACTAAAAGTTTGATTACTTAGATAAAATGAATCTTTATTATCTGTTTTCTTTTTGAATTTTGGAAATCCTTTGCCCTTTTTTATGTCTCTTATTGCTTTGTCCAAGTAATTAGTAATTCTTTGTAAAGAAACAGCGGGACGCACTGCGAGCCAGTTATATTCTTGTTTTAATTGAGGCAATAGAGATTGCATGTCATATCTGAAAACAAATGTATTATCTTTTTCATATTGTTTAATGTTCATGTATAATAGATAATTCCACAACCAACGGCAATGACCACCAAATTGTTTCAATAATTTGGATTGTTTAACAGTGGGATATAATCTTAATCTATATGCACAATGTGACATAATTATATTTATACCTGATCAACCCAAAAGCCGAACAGTCCGTTCTTTTTTACGTTTCCGGATTTTGATATAGCAACTTTCAGCATTCGCATCCGCATTCACGAAATGATCAGTGTTCTTGATGGCAGAACGGGAAATCTCAATACGAGTATCCTTGTTTTCTGCATCAAGTAGTTCTTTGATATTGGAAAGAACCGCATCAATCATTTCAGGGCTTCCCGTGATTCTGATCTGATGTGTGCCATATGTGGAACCTTTGGTGCCAGCAGGTACAGGCTTCATATGATCCAACACATTTTGATCAGGCTTCAATGACCGCCAGTGTGTGCAACAGCTTGACTCTTTTTCATAACATTCTCCTTATGAATTTATAATACACGCTTTTAAGAAAAAGTCAAGCAAAATTAATTAGTTACAAAATGTCTGCAATATTACGAAATACAGGTATAAATCATATACATGAAAGATATATCAATGACGGGTTCTGGTTATGAGAGAATAGCCAATGATGCGTATTTCACCATTGAGGAATGGTGTACAGAGGCATTGTTTGAAAGTTTACCAATAGATCAGTTTCAGGGGGAAATATGGGAACCGGCTTGTGGTACGGGACTGATGGCAGAAGTCATCAAACGGTACAATCCGGATGTTACAAGTTCGGACATCTATGATTGGGGTTATGGTGATGTTGTGGATTTCATGGTGACTAAACCACGAGGAGATCATATAGTCACCAATCCGCCTTATGAAAGAGCGATTTCAGAACCATTTGTACGCAAGGCTATCAGTATGATAGGAGACGGGAGTATCAAGTCTGTATCCATGTTGATGCGGAATGAATGGGATTGTGCTGTTGGGCGGCATGATTTATTTCATGACAATCCATATTATGCGAACAAAATTGTTCTTACAAAGCGCCCCAGATGGTTTGAACGACAAAAAGATGATAGTTCACCCCGGCACAACTATTGTTGGTATAACTGGCAACACAATGCGGAATTTGCAAAAATCAGTTACTATCATCCAAAGATGAAGACCTAGTATCCACTATTTCGATCATATCGAATTCTTCGTATCCGGATGGCGGTTCGAGACTGTCCGTCATTTGTTTGACAACTTCCCATGACACCTGTTGGTCTTTACGATTGGTAATACGGGATTTCAATTCATCAATGTCCGAGCAAGTGATGAAAACCAATTTTGTTTCATAATGGTTGGGGATTTGTTTCAGTTTGTGATGTCGGGTTTGGCGTTGGATGTTAGTTTGATCCCAAATAATATCCCGGCCATCTGCAATAGCTTGTGCCAATAGCTTGTTCATTTCTTTTTTTGCTTGTTTGTAATATTTTTGAAACGCAATGATATATGTTTCGCCCTGTGACTTGGCCATGTCAATGATGATATCATCCGTTGAATAAACAAAAGGATTATTCATAGTAGAGGCAAGTTTGATTTTATATGTGCTTTTTCCGGAACCGGGAATCCCGCACAACATTATGAATTTTGGCATTTGTATTTCTTCATTTGTTATAATTCCATGAGCAAACAATCCTCATATAGAAGATAATATGATCCAAGTCAATTATTCAAAATGTCCTCAAGGTGAATAATTAACTATTTGATCATTTTCCACAAAAATACACGTATCAAGGTCAATCGTTGCATTTTTAATAGCTATTGATGTAGTAAAGAAACTATTGCCAGAAAGCAAATTATTACCACCAAGGAAGGTTGTCGTGGATGGTCTATTTTTGACATCAGCAAAAATAGATGAAACCACTGGATAATCGCATTCGTCTTTCAATATGAAAATTTGTTTATTCGTGTGTTTATTGGTGCTTCTATATTCAAGGAACCAATATTGACCAGATATTATTTTGAATTTTTTCCATAATTCATACATTTCATCGGTAAATGTGGTCAAATGGCAATCTGATAATGCTTTATCTTCTGGAATATGATACACGCAGGGAGCAATAGTTGCTGATAATAGATATTCGTCCAAAGATGGGAACAAGGTTTCTGGAAACGTGGTGTTTTCTATCCAATTCAACATCATCCGTGCATCGTCGTATGACTCAAATGAGATCACAGTGTTGAATTGATCGTAAGTAGTGAATTCCATGTTATTTTCTTCGATAAAGTATTTGACTTCATAAATCAAAGATATTGGAATTTTGCCTTTGCACAATTCATTTAGGTCAATACTGTGTGATGTTTTGATCATGTTGCATACCCTTTTGAAAAGACTTTTACATAGGACGAAACATTATTGGCCATTCTGACCAAATTGTGTTGACCACAAAAACTTAAAAAACTTACACCAACACTTTTCTTTCGTGGAACAGCAATTGCTTCTTCGATAACGGTATCAATCAATTCTATTATTTCTACTGGTTGGGCCGTAAGGTCAACTAACAGTGTATTGCGATTATATAAATCACGTACTGTTACATCTTTGACCAACTTGACGCCATCTTCTTCAATTGTTTTATGATATCTGACAGGCTCCATTATCTCATTCCACATTTCCCCATTTGGATTCTCAAATGCTTCTCTTAATTTAGTTGTTCTAAGTCTTGGAACATGTGCAGCAGGAATATTGTCAGAGACATCGCCTTTCATGATTTTGAGAAATAACTCCCATTTTGGTTCAACTGCCACTGGAACATCCGTAACTTTTTGTTTTTCAACGATTAATTTTTGTTTCCATATTTCATTATACATATGGACTTTAGGATATTTGGCATCCTGACCACCATCTTGAAAGAAAACACCATCAATAGTTGTTAACACGCCTGATATTCCATTATAGATTTCGACATTAGGGGCTATCAGTTGTTTGAAATCACTATCTGATGAGATAATAATGTGATCATCGTTTGGGTGCAAGGCGATCCATCGTGCTATAAAATCATCTGCTTCTATCAATTCATGCCGAAGCACGGTTGCATTGGTGCTATTGCGTAGAAACAGCTCCAGATCATCACATATTCTGTTGATTGATTCTCGTATTCTTTGCTCTGAACGGGTTACTTTTTCGGTACGATGTGCTTTATAGTCTTCGAATATCACTTTGCGCCAAGAATATGTATCAAAACACATTACTGCATGTTCGGCGTTAAGTTTATTGAATACTTTGCTCATGGACAAAAATATGGTTTGAAGAGACATCGAAATCATGAGTTCCGTATCGGTAGACTTTCCTTGAACCCGTCTAGCCCGGTGGATCAAATTAGCAACATCTATCAAACAGAATTTCATTTGTTTTCTCCTCTTAGGTGAATATAATTATTTTCAACATCATCATTATCATAATCTCCATCGTCATCATATTCTTCATTATAAAGCATAGAACTGTTTTCAACCATAACTCGTTGAATATAATGCCGGACGGCATCATCTGGATCGAGGTCATCGTATCCTGCTTGTCTAATGCGGTTGAGCATAGGATTATTATAATCATATATGACTGCAAGTGTTTCAGTATCAAATTGATATTGAAAATCGACAAAGATGAATGGGCGACCTGTGATGTCACAAAAAAATCTTTCGATCCGTTTATTCATTGGTAATTTAACATTGTCTGTCATATTACATTCTCTTTACTATTGTTTTAATTGGAAATCTTACATGGTAAGATATCAAGTAAGATGTATACTTGATATCCATGAATTTACTACTTAATAAGATTTTACGATTACTACGATTTGATAAAAGACGGAAAGCCTTTTCTAACATTTCTACATCAAATTTCAAATCAGTTGGCACATCCGATGATTCAATATTGTTTGCAACGATGACATCTATTGAATTATTGGTATAAGGAAAACCAAATATCAAATTCGATTTATCATCCACATTAACATGCATTAATGATTCTTCTGCGGGTGACATCATACGTTGAAGTGCCGCTGCTTGTTTGAAATCATCCACTGTGTGTTCTTCGATATTTAGTTTTATACTGATAGGAAGATCATTGATCACTGGTGGAAATTTGGTATTTCTTGCTTTTTCTTGTACTGCTCTTGGATCAACGGCGCTATATTTGATATTCATGCGCGGGCTTTTAAACAGTATGTGTTTATATATGTCAGAACCAAGCTGAGACGTTCCTGCCACCAGTTCCATCTTACCAGTATCACCACTCATTTGTTCTTGATCAAGGATTTTCTTCAAGAATGGCAAATTGCCCATGCACAGCATTGTATCAAATTCTGAATAACTTCCTGCGTTTGCAGTAATAAGCATTCTACGTTCTGTATTGATGCCTGTTGCAATAGTATGACCATCCTCGTTATTTTTGATGATGACAAATTCCAGATTTTTATACTGTGTCATGTCCGACAGTATCGATTTCAAAACATTTTTCACTCAATCGCTCCAATAATTGCGTTCATGTCATATCATAGGACATATTGCATCAGCATTGCAGTGCGCATGGATGCAATCGGGTAATTAACTAAGGAGCCCCTTATGAGCAATGACGTACACTCACTCGATTTTGAAGCCCTTGATCCTGATGATCTCAAGAAAATCATAAATGGTGTTGCCATAGTGGCATCATATATCATTCAGAAGAAGGACTTTGATGAATCTATCAAAGACACGCTAGAAAGCCTTTGTATTGAAGTCAAGGCTGAAAAGAAGGCTGGCAGCGAATTAAAAAAATATGTTCGCAAGGCTGCATCTGTATGGGCCAGAAACAAGGTCGATGACATCAGATATGAAAATGAAATTGTTGAAATGCTTCTGGACAGTGTGAATAAACATTCAGTCGAAGAAGACGAATAATAGAAAGAACCTAGAGTATGAGTATACAAGATAATATTTCACCACGACAACGTGCCATTGAGGCCTTTTACAAATATGGATCATGTAGAGCGGCTGCCCGTGCTTTAGGTATGAGCAAGTCAACAATTGCAGAACATGTGAAAAATGCAGGTATTGATGCAACGACGGAGAGGAGGAATTCCAATGTAGACGATAATGACAAACCCCTTGTCGCAGGAAGTATTTCTTTTGAAATGCCGGAAATACGTCCTATTCCTCCCAAAGGTAAGGTCAATCGTTATATTCTGAGTTCTGCACAAAACAACACAACAGTTCACCATCAATTTGTAGCAAACCTGAAAGCGTATGCAAATGAAATTGATGCAGAACTACTGATTGGCCGATACCAATATAATATTCAGGCATATAGAAAATGGAATGGTTCGGAAAAACCGGATGCAACAGATAATAATGCAACAGACGACCATAGATGGTTTGATCCTAATATACGTGAGCAGTTCGCTGATCATTCCATAGAACTTGCTCCGGGATTGGTATGGTGTGGTGAAATGCACATTACCCCTACAGCCAAAAATCCATTATCTGGTTTTCAAGATTACAGAGGTTGTAACTCTCTTATCTTCCCATCAACCAAAATAGCCATGTCTTCGGTACCAACATCAAAATACGCCGAAGCCAAGCTAATGTATACCACGGGTACAGTCACCCAAAGAAACTACACCAAGACAAAAACAGGATATAGTGGAAGTTGGCACCACGTATATGGTGCATTGATTGTCGAAGTGGATAGTGATGGTGATTGGTTTGTTCGTCAATTGTCAGCAGTTGATAAAGATGGTTCGTTCCAAGACCTTAATACCATTGTACAAAATGGTAAAGTCTATAAGGATGATGCTGATGTTGATATTCTTACACCCGGTGACATACATGTTGACGAATTACCAACAAAGTACAGGGAAGCTTTAAACAACATTATTGATGAACTGGTTCCAAACGAACTTCATCTTCATGATTGTCTGGATTTTAGTTCAAGATCACATCATGATATGAAAGATCATCATAAAAAATTTCAAAAACATAAAACAAACAGAGAAAGTATTGAAGACGAGTTACGCGAAGTAGTTAAATTCTTCAATGAAGTTTCCCGTGAAAACATGCAAATTATTGTGGTACATTCAAATCATGATGATCATCTCCGGCGTTGGTTGCGTGATAGACCTGATGCATACGCAACCGATCCCGTAAACGCGTTGATCTTTCTGAAATTGCAAAAACGCATCTATGAAGCCATTTCAGAGAATGATACCTATTTTCACTTGTTTGAATACGTAATGAAAGATATGGGTGCAAACGAAGAAATCCGGTTTTTGCGTCCGGATGAATCATATATTAGTCATGATATCGAGTGTGGACTTCATGGTGATAACGGCCCTAATGGATCAAGGGGATCAATCGGTAATCTTTCCAAAAATGGAAACAAGGTTACAATTGGGCACAGTCATACAGCAGGAATTATGCATGGTGCATATCAAACTGGTGTCATGGCCGATCTGGATATGGGATACAATACGGGTCCATCAAGTTGGTCACGGTCGCTTGTTGTCACATATCAGAATGGTAAACGTGCAATTATCACCATGCGTGATACAAAGTGGAGAGCAAAATGAAAATTACAATTGAATTAAGTGAAAAAGAAATATCGGAAGCCATCGCTGCATATGTTTCCAGTGTGTCAAATATTGATATTGGAGATGATCAAACAATAATGATCGACTTTGAAGGAACTCTGACTCCTTTGTTTGAAATTACGAAATCAATAATCATTAACCCATCATAACGCGAGGTATTAAGTGAGTTATGTAGATGCATTCCGGCGCGGAAATACAATTTGTGTATCGGAGCGCAACGAAAAGGGTGTGCGTGTTGTACGCAATGCACCTGCCCCTTTCTATTTCTATGTCAATGATCCGGATGGACCATTCAAATCAATCTATAACCAAAACCTGAAAAGAGTTTCCAGTAGAACTTACCAACAGCATTTATTAAAGATTGAACAATTCCAAGAAGATGATCATCAAACATTTGAATCAGATATAAAAGCTGAATACAGATTCCTTGAGGACAATTACAATACAAGCAAACCGCCAAAGTTAAATATTGCAATTCTCGATATTGAAGCAGACCGCGACCGTGAAAAGGGTTTTTCAACCATTGAAAATCCCTATGCTATAATAAATGCAATAACGATTGACTGTAAATGGTCAAACACGGCTGTAACCATTGTTGTCAAACCCCCTTCATTGTCCATGGACGAAGCGGTAGCATTGGTTGAAGATATAGAAAATACCATTGTCGTTGCTACTGAGCGCGAACTATTGTTGATGATGTTGGATGTTCTTGATGATGCTGACATTATCAGTGGGTGGAATAGTGCATTTTATGACCTTCCCATGATTGTTCAACGCATCAGGGTGTGTCTAGGCAATGAGGACATAAACGATGTTGGTAACCTTGAAGAATATAATGTATCTGATGAATCTCGTCAGTATTTAAGCAGGTTGTGTTTATTCAATGAAATACCAGTACCAAGGAAAGTTAGCCGATGGGGTGCAGACCATTGGACATTTCATCTTTTTGGCAAGGTTCACCTAGATTATCTTGAATTGTATCAAAAATTCACATTCGAAGAATTACACAGTTATGCACTCGATTATATACTTGCGTTGGAAATTGATGAAAACAAAGTTGAATACACTGGATCATTGGATGACTTGTGGAAGAATGACTTCTATACTTTCACCCTTTATAATAGACAGGATACAGTTGGACTAAGCAAGGTAGACGACAAACGTAAGTTTATTACATTGGCCAATGAAATGGCACACACCGCCTGCGTTCCATTAAAAGATACACTAGGATCAGTGACGATTATTGAACACGCTATTTTGTGTGAACTTCATAAAAGAAACCGGATAGCTCCAGATAAGTCCCATCAGGACAAGGAAGGAAAGGTTGCTGGTGCATTCGTCAAGCTGCCAGAAGGCGGAATGTATGAATGGATTACATCCTTTGATATCAATTCTCTGTACCCTTCTGTTATCCGTATGTTGAACATTTCTCCGGAAACAGTTGTTGGTCAGATGGATTTATCCAGAACCATGATCAAGATCAACAATCTGATTGAATCGAAAAAGGCAAGATCATCAACAGAGGCATGGCATCATTTCACTGGTGTTCTGGAATACCATGACATTCAGGAAGCTCAGGACGATGAAGTCACATTGATCCTTGAAGATGGTGACAGAATTACACAAACCGGGGCAGAATGGCGTGATTGGTTCATGAAGAATGAGTTTGCAATCAGTGCTAATGGTACTGTGTTTGATACATCGGAAGAAGGCATTATACCATTCTGTTTGAAAAAATGGTATAATGAACGCGTTGAATTCAAAAGGAATGCCAAGGAAGCCATAAAAAATGGTGATGATGCTGCGGCAGAATATTGGGATACTATCCAACAAGCCCGTAAACTGTTTTTGAATTCAACATATGGTGCCTTGTTGAACGAATGGTTCAGATTTTATGACACACGGTTTGGTCAATCCGTCACATTGTCTGGCCGTGTTGTTACAAAACATATGATACGAAAAGCGTCCGAACTCATAGATGGTAAATACGAATTTGGTAAATCTGCCATATATTCGGATACTGATTCAGTGTATATGACTATGACCAAACTTATCAATGATGATATGAAACTGGAAGACATTGTTGCCATAGCGGATGAGATCGGGAAACTGATCAACGAATCATTCCCTGCTGCTATGATGAATGCCTTTTTTGTACCATATGAAAATGGTGCAGTGATTCAATCTGGTCGTGAAGTTGTTGCTCGTAGAGGCATATTCAAGGATAAAACCAAGAAACGGTATGCACTGCATGTATTGGACAACGAAGGTGCACCAAGTGATAAACTAAAAATCATGGGAATGGAAACACAACGGTCTGATACACCAAAATGGATACAACAATTCTTAGAAGAATGTCTCAAACTGATTGTCCAAGAGGGCAAAGGGGAAGACAAACTTGTTGAAAAGATTATAAAATTTAGAAAACATTTCTTTGAAAAGAATGTCTGGGAACTTGGCAGCCCGAAACGGATCAAGAATTTGAAGAATTCTCATAATGAGATGGTGTTATATGAAAACAATTTGAGGGCGGAACGGCCTTTGATATATTACACCGTGGGTGCTTCCATGAATTTTAATACATATCTGGAATATTTTGATGACAAGGATATTCCTCCGATTCGTGATGGAGACAAGGTGGAAATCATGTATCTGAATGAAAAGGACTTGACTCACAATCCCTTTGGGTTCAGAAATATTGCCATACCGGTTGGGTTGAAGAACAAAAGTGAATGGATTCAAAATCTGCCATTCAACGTGAATCGTGCGTATAATAGTCTGGTGACTCAAAAGCTTAATAACATTTTCGACATGTTTGATTGGGAATTTGAACCACCGGATACGACAGCAGCAGAGGTTTTTGACTGGTGAAGACGTTTACATATGATCCACAATATATGAAATTCACCATGGGTGACCTGTTGTATGAAAAATGCAGGGAACAGGGTTTGACCAATGAGCAAGTCATATCTTATTCAAGTATTTCCCGTGCTGTCTTTTATGACATCCTGAAAGATGTAAGAAGAATGACCCCACAGTCTGCAATACGTTTGTCTGGGGTCATTGGTTTTGATGGTATAGAATGGATCATGTATCAGGCGTGGAATGACTACGTGGAAGAAAAAACCATTTCCCGGTTACAGGAAGAAGGGTATGCCCGTATTGACGCCAAGGATTACTATTTTCGTAATAGAAAATCCATAATGAGGAATACAGCACAGAATGGAATCAATGATGCGCCCATGGGAAATAATAGAACAACTTGGTAATACTACTAAACGATTGGAAAAAGAACGTATTTTATCCAATGTTCCGGAAGATGGTGAATTCTGGATCGGGGCATGGTATGCTTATGATCCATTCACCATGTTTCATATCAAGAAATTACCGGTTATCGAACAGGATGGTCCGGGAACAAGGTGGCCAACCTTTGAAAAACTTGTCATTGCTTTATCAGAACGGGCCATCACTGGTAATATTGCCCGTGATACTGTTGCTGAATTTGCAAATGCATGCACAATGGAGCAATGGAACAACTGGTATAAACGCATATTATCAAAAGATTTGAAATGTGGTGTTGCCGTCAATCTGATTAACAAGATGGCACCGGAACATAGAAAAATCAAAACCTTTGACTGTCAGTTGGCAACAGATATGGCCAAGGCGACAAAGATACCAACTGATGCGTTCATTGAGGCCAAATATGATGGTACCCGTGCCTTATGGACGATACACAAAGACCATGAAACCCGTTGTTTTTCCAGAAATGGAAAAGAGTACAACAATTTTGGTAAAATTGCCGAGGCCATGGACCGGATAAAGACCATGCCCGGTTTTCCTGACGAAGGTTTGATGATTGATAGCGAAGTGATTTCAGACGATTTTCAGTCTTTGATGAAACAAGCCAGACGTAAGAAGGATGTTGACTTTCATGGTGTAGCCATTGTGTTTGATATTATGCCATTGGATCAATTTTGGGACAGATCATGTGAAGCAATTCTGGAAACTCGTAGAGACGTGCTTGAAAACGTAGTTTCTTATCTTAAAGACGTGCAACCTGATACACCTGTTGAATTGTCCTATGTGGAAAAGGGTATTAATGCTGTAACAGACGATGATAAAATCATGGAACTGTTTGAAGCACAGCTTGTTGCCGGGTTTGAAGGCATTATGATCAAGGATGCCAAATCAACATATGATTTCAAACGTAATATGTCATGGTTGAAATTAAAGCCCACTGAGACGTTTGATTTAAAAGTGGTTGATCTGGTAGAGGGAGAGGCCGGATCGAAGTATGAGGGCATGTTGGGGGCATTTGTGGTGGAAGGCGAAGTTGATGGCAAATTCGTCAAATCAAATGTTGGAAGTGGTATTGATGATGTCACAAGGCACGATATTTGGCAAAATCCTGAACTGGCCATGGAGATGATAGTCGAAATCAAGGCCGATGCAATCACGATTGCTGAATCATCTGATCACTATTCGCTTCGCTTTCCTCGTTTTATCAGATTCCGTGAGGACAAATCATGAAATACAATATTGATCATCTGAAATTCTATGCAAAAGAGAACACCGGTGTTTTTGCTACTGCTATAGATATGGGCGAAAGGGGTTGGGTTACTGCCAAACCAGCCCCTGCACCCTTTGTTCAAAGATTGAAATGGTCATGGAAAGTCTTGACAGGAGAGTATGGTGTGATAACATGGTCTGATCAAACATAGGAGATCATTATGATCGTCAGTACCAAATATGCCATGAGTTTTATTACTGGAAGAACAATGACTAAAATGAAATCACGTGATTTCATTGACATGGTAGTTGCAGTATCACCACATAATTATAATGCTGAGGACATTGATGGTTTAATGATCGCCACTATGCATGTTGTTCAGTCCACCATGGAAGCTTACATCAAAGCGTTTCCGAAATACCGCGAAGACATCAACAAGTTCAACGAACTTACTGCTGATGGCATCACCAATGAAGCCATCAATGAATTTATTGATTACGCTGAAACAAAATATGGTCCAACAATTGATCTTCAACCGATTCATTCGGTCTAAAGACCATACAATTCCATTACTAAATCTTCCATTGCCTTATAATCAGGAGTTTCTGGAAGTGGTGATTGATCCACCATCTCTTCCATCTTGATGATATTTTCGTCAATGATGGTCATCACATCCTGCATTGATCTTTCACCACGCCGGACTGCAAGCAATTCACTTGATGCATTTGGCCGGGGAAAGGTCATTGTACCATGTTGCAGAAGTTCCTGCACTTGTTCAGACACCCGTAATGAATGCATAACAGCTTTCCAATCCTTTTTATCAGGATTCGATGATGCTTTTGCACGTTTACCATAGCTATTCACCACGGCTGTAATAATTTCATAACCATTTTTCAGAGTGGTCGTATATTGAATACCCCTGTTGCATACCCGTAGCATCGGAATATTGTGAGGATCGTAATCCTTTTCAATATGATCCAATTCGGTTAATGCTTCGATTTCGCTTTCAACATTTTTCAGAAGAGTAATATTTCCGTGCTTCATCATAAGATCATGAAAAAAGGCTTGTGCCTTTGTAGCTGATTCCAGACGATCCGCTCTTGCACCAAACCGTACAACAACATTACGGCAAAAACCAACTGCACGATTGATATCACGTGTTACCAATAGGGGCCGCAACTGTTGAACCTTTAGCCAGATTTTATAATCTGTAAGTTCTTGAATCCAATAATGATTAGGAGCAAACATTAGTTCTACAGTTGTGATTTCACCTTTGGCTACCAGACTCAGAAACTGGTGCAACGGCATTGAAGTCACATCGTTCCGGTCGTTTGGCGGGATACTCTTTGCATACCGTAGAGCAATCCTGCTGGTTTCTTGAAAAACAGCATCGGCGTCAATATCACGAAGGGGCGAATTATCGACCTTAACTCTTTGCATGGCGATATCGGCAGCATTCGGGATGTGAACACCACGGATATCAATATCGCTCCCATCAACAGGGGTGCCGAAAAGGAATGAACCTGCAACTGTGCCAAAAATAGATTTCATTATTAGACCATACTGGATTTGTACAAAATGTCAAGTCTCATTGTATGGATATTGGATATAACCAATATCTGGATCATGTTGGCCGAATATGTTTTTTGACTTTTTGAATGGTTCTATCCATCTGTCTGGTTCATAGTCTGTGGTGATGACGCGTTTAATACCAGAGGCAAGAATATTGACAGCACACCGTGGACAAGGAAACATAGGCCACACAAACAAGGTAGAACCTTTTAGTTTGTATCGTTCGGCTTGTAGAATGGCATTCATTTCTGCATGGACCATCAGGTCTCTACGAACTTCATCATTCTCAAGAGAAGTGTCATCATCTGGTATACCAGATGGAAAACCATTATATCCAAACGATACAGGTTTCCTTTCATGATCTATAATAACGGCACCAACTTGAACAGAAGGGTCTTTGGACCATGTTGCAACTTCATGTGCCAATTGTAAAAACCTGATATCCCATTTTTGATCGAACATGTCACTCATGATACAAATTGAACTCTATTCTTGAACCATATGGGAAGATACTGTTTGAACTTATTATATTGATATCGTGCGGCATAGTCGATGATGTAGGTTGATGATTCATCGTTTTCGCTTCTGGTTGCACGTCCACACGCTTGGATGATTTTTTGCCACGTAGCATTTGCGTACCATAGATCATCCAGTTTCATTTTGGCTTGAACTCGGGCATCTTTCATATTGGCAAAGGGCAATTTTGCTACGATTTGAAATTCAGCCAGACTGCCACGAAGATCAATACCGGTATGCATTGACGGAGAAATCAACACGGATGAATCATCGCGGGTAGAATGTATGGCAAAGAGATCACCATTAGAAGTAAATTCCCCTTGTTGTTTGTAAACAAACCTGTCTTTATGGGATGAATTATTGGCGATCCATTCTGCTGTTTTATAATTACCACTATGAATAATGCCTTTATGTTCAGCATGTTCTTCAAGAATGAAGTCTACGATGTCGATCAGTTCGTGTTTAGATGCATTGAAATCATGAAAACCCATTTTGACAACAGGCATCATGATTACAGGTGATTTGGCAGGATCAAAAGGTGTATCAACATCAATATATACGGAATCTTCCTCATCAATACCCAATTCATTGATAATTGTTGATTTGTTTCCAAGGGATGCTGACATTATGAAAATTTTTCCAGTAGGGGATGTTAACCGCTCTGCAAAATATTTGTTGAACAGGTCTCCGGCCAATAGTGGCTGCACTGTGAGTTTTTTACCATCTTCTGACAATTCAGTGACCCATTCATCAGATGCACTATTGACATACCATTTTATACGTTGGTGATGATTCAATAATGCATTAAGCTTTCTTTGAAGTTTTTGTTGTGCAGGGTCTATTTCAACTTGTTGCCCTTCTGCATTTAGCTTTTGTTTAAATTTTCGTATTGCAACATTAAAATCATGGCAACGTGTTGAAATTTTATTAGAAATGAAGGAACATACGTCTTTTATCGTTTCAAAATCAGTGAAATTCAGGTCAGGATCAACATCAACATCATATGATTGTTTCAATTGAGCTGGTACAATATCAAAGGAAGCATGATTAACCAGTGTTTCTTCAAGGACATGTCCTTCGTCGCAAATGGTTATTTCACGGGTATATAGATCGGGGTTGCCCGTTTCTGACAATCCGAGTGCATAATTGTAATTTGTTATTAATACCTTGGAAGACATACCGGTATTAAATGCATCATAGTAATCACATCTGCGTTTAATCAGACAAATCTTTTTGGTATCGGCATGATTGATACATGGTGCTGAATCGGCCATAAGTGTTGGATTCAAGTTGCATACATATGAATTCTTCCCTTTGAGGGAAGAAACGACATCTGGAAACTCTTTTTCATATTGGTCTTGCAGTGTTTTAGTTTCGGTGAGTATCCATGTTCGTTCATCAAAATATGATGAAAGTGTCAAAGCTATACCAGATTTACCTACACCTGTCGGGGCATTGATCAAAAACACCTTTTTATCAATGTTGTCACTAATGAATTTTAGTATTTCCCGTTGCTGTGGGCGCAGTTCAGGATATGGGAAGTGATCAAATATAGACATAACTGATAAATTTATCCTAAACGATTCAAAAATTCGTCCATGTCGTCACTTTCTTCATCGGTATCAGATGTGTCAACTGAGTTAATAATATCTTCACCATTGATATCAGTTACTTCTATAACTGAAACAGAACCGCCACATTTGGTACAAAAAATTTCCTGCATCATAGTGTCAGTATGAAATACTAAATTATTGCATCCTCCAATTATTTCAAGGTAGTCACCGTCTTTGATAACAGTTGCACCACATTTTTCCATACATTTGATAAAGAAGCGTTCTGGGTCATGATATTCTCCCACTTTTTCCCAGAATTCATCATTGGGGTCATGATCATCAGTATCAGACATTAAAAACTCTCCTTGATTTCATCAATCAGCCCAAGTTGTTTGCCCATATATACATCTATATATTCGTCTCTGTCGAGATAATTTTCAATATCTTCCTCGGTAATATTTGTTCTGTTAAGAAGTGTTGTACGAAGTTCTTGCCGCAACCGTTGTGCTTCATCATATTGACGGGACACATCCTTTGATGAACCAATTGCACCAAAACCAAATGACATATCATGGAGCATAATGGTTGAACGTCTGGTAGCAGAACGATACCCCGGTGAACCATACAAGAGCAAAATTGCTGCTGCTGATCCTGCCATGCCGATACAGGATGTAGCAATTTTGATATCAGTTTTTTCTGTAAACATATCAATAGCATCCATCAATGTAAACAGAGCACGGACATTTCCACCGGGGGAATCAATCAGTAATTCAATTTTGTCAGCAGCCTTTTCGGATGCTGCCAACAATTGTGCAGAAACACAATCTGCCATTTCTGTTGTTAATATACCATTGATGAATATTTGTCCTTTTTTAGCAAGCCATGAATATATATCATAAGCTCTTTCGCCGTGTTTTCCTTGTTCAAATACAATAGGAATACGGTAGTATGATTCGGGGTCTGTCATGGTAGCTCCGTTGTTGCAAGAATCAGTATATGACAATGTTGATTTTTAATCAGGTTCAGAGGTGCGAGGGGTTTCGTTCAGAACGTTGAAACGGTTTTCAATACGTTCCTGTTCGTTTTTAATATTGGAGATCGTTTCTTCGCAAAATCCATAATTTGCTTCAATCAGTGTCATCCAGTCGCCAAGGATTTCTATATCAGCTAACGTAATATCATTATCACGTATAGCGTCAGGTGGATTTATATATGGTGGACATCCGATATAAAATTTATCGGGAACGGAAACTGCACGTTGTTGAATACGATATACAATAGGCGATTCATCTTCTGGGGCAATTAACCGTTGAAGGGTTCCACATCCTGAAACCATTGACCCAATTACGATAATGCTACTGATCATCAGGAGTTTCTTCATTTTGTATTCCATTCTGATACTCTTCGTATGAAGGGGAATCTGGTCGGGAAGCTAGATTAGCAGCTTCTCCCAAATATGTTAACCCTGTAAGTCCCGAACTTTGTAATTCCCTTAATCTACGTTGGTAGTCCAATTCATCACGTCTGCGGCGTTGTGTCAAGTCAGAAAGTTGTTTCATTTGTTCATCCTGTAGTTGTACAAGTGATTCAATTTCTGCTGATAAGGCTTCAACTTGGTTACGATATTCATCTGCCCGTATTTGTGTAATAACGGTTTCTCGTATAGAATCACTATATTCTTCAATAGTGTAGGTAATGAACCAAATGAAACCAATAATTAACATAATGATCCAAGACCATTTATTTCCAAGGAACCTCCCTACAAATGGTAATCTACTCATAAGTGTTAATAAACCAAATCCCATTACACCATCCTTGTAAAATAAAGGTCTACCAAGTCTTCACTGTATTGAAACTTTTCAGACTGACTTGGGAACGAAACAGCAAAATCATCCAACGGTATATCCGAAACCTTTGATATATCAGAAATCAAGCCCTTGATGTGCTCTTTGGATTCTTTCTCTCTTTTAAATTCCACATACACAATACTTGCATTTGTAATTAAATCACTATCCGACGAATCAACATCTACGATACCCGGTATCTTATTGCAAAACCGCGCAAGAGGCTCAACAGCAAGAGGCTCATTCAAAATGAAAAAACCAAGAACAATATTATTATTGTCATTTTTAGATACATATTCATCAAATGAAATCAAGGGTTTAACTAAATCGCTTAAATCACCATGGCCGAGCCCTTCGAGTATTATTTTCTTCAAGCGTGAGTCATTGGTATTGAAGTCGATTTCAAAGTATTCTTTAAGTATTTGTTTTTTCAGGAAAGCATTAGCGGTTCCGTATGTTTCAAAACATTTACGAAATGCTGGTTCTCCTGTTCTTGAGGATTTGATGTAATACTTGTTTTTTTCTGGCTTTATCATCTAAACCCTCCATTATTAGAAACTATCGTTGAAATCATCATTATCGAACCCGCCCTCTTCCTCTTTGTCTTGATCCTTGACAGGGGCGTATCCAGCTTCTTCGGCTTTTTTTCTTGCAAGTTTGCGGTTATTCTCTTCTATTTCGTCAAGGATGGACCGTAGTATGCGAAGTTTTAACAAATTCCTGCCATCTCTGGTTTTCTTGATTACAGCTTTGTTCTGATTGTATTCACCAAGTATACGTTTGGTGCCACCTTCGTAATCGAATTTTGCGGGACATAGGAGTATGAATTCGACCCAGAACTTTTCAATTACTGGTTCGCCATAGATTGAAATATCTTTCCAGCCGTCAAATGAGTACGCTGCACATTCATCCATGTATTGTTCAAATGTTAAAAGATAAAAGCTTTGTGTTTCCCGATGATTTTCGTCAAATTTATTCTCATTGAGAATTTGGCTTATTTCTTCATCGGGAACACCATTAGCGAGTGCTTCAATTATAAGATCATATTCGTTCATAAAGATATTTATAGCAAAGCAGGCCGAATGATAACATCCGGCCTGCTCATAATCAATCTTCCCAACGATCCAGTATGTCTTTTACAATTTCCTCTCTTTGGACATCTTCATTGTGAAATCTAACAAAACCAACATCTGGACAATCAAACAGTCGATTTTCGGCGGTTTCAAATCCGTCTGCATCATGCCGATCTCTTTGTCTTGGGTCACCAGTGATAATCAATTTCGAATTTTCTGCTATGCGAGTTAGAAGCATTTTCATAAGATTGGCATTCATATTCTGGGCTTCATCACATAGTATCCATACATTTTCAAAATTACGACCTCGCATATATGCGAGAGGACAAATTTCAATTCTATTACTATTCATAAGGTTTCTAAAGTGACCACTAGACTTATACCAATACATTTCAAAAACATCAAACAATGGTTTAAGATAAGGTTCACATTTGTCCTCAAGGTCTCCCGGAAGAAAACCAAGCCGTTCTCCGCCAGCTTCAATAATAGGACGGCATATAATAACCTTACGGCACAGCCCGCGTTGCAATGCATCTGCTGCCATCATTCCTGCGATATATGTTTTACCTGAACCGGCAGACCCAATACCGAATGTAATTTTATTATCATTGATTGAATTCATGAAAGTATGTTGATTGCGGGTTCTAGGAGTGATTGCATATAGGGAAGTGTCCTCACGCAATGCGCGAGCTGCCTTTTTCTTTGACATATTGGATTTCCTTGTTGTTTGAAAGTCAATTTGGTGAGCATCCTTCCTGATACCGGAAGGCTTCTTATGTTTGTCGCTGAACAGGGCTACGACTTTCTTGCTCACAATAATATTTAACAACAATTGGAATTTATATGAGGAATATTATCCGACTCGTTCGTAATTCTCTAACGATTGGTTAATATCTTCTAAGTGTTCTGCTACATCGTTCAAGCTGAATGACAAATCATCTATTTTGTTCAACGTTTCGACTGTTTTGGCCTGTCTTTCTAAATTTTCAATGTATACGGCAACAGCATCAAGCATTTCTTTGCACTCTTGTTTGCGAATAAAACGGTTTTTCAATTTTCTGAGAGCGTCAGATGGTTTCATTCCAGTATAAAGTTCATTATGTTTGGGGACACACATTAATTACTCCTGTGTATATACTTATTATAAGTCTCTGTTCTGTGGTTATAATAATTATGACTTTAACCTTGGGTGATTTCAACCAATGTTGCCGACAAATTGATTTCTGGATCAGCAACAGAAGGGTTTACTATTAATGCTTTTCGTAACAACCCAAAGGATGAAATTTGATCATCAAATAATTCCAAATGGTTAGCCAACCATATGATATAATTCTCTACATCATCCCGTGTCATATTGTCTTTGATCATTTCTCTTCCAGACTGGATTTTACCTTGTTTGAAAGTTTCAACTATTTTGAATTTCCAGTTCTCATCAGTGTTTTCCTGTTTCTTCAAAACTAGTTTTCCATCGACAATAGACGTTTGAAGTGTTCTTATGCATTTTCTGACAGATGGATAATTATTATCAACAATATCAACCAGTATGTTTAAATCATCATCATCAACATGAATATCCTCTTGATCCAATATAAACAAAAGCCTGTTGATAAGTTCTTCCTGATCTGGAGCATCTATTTTGATAATGGTACATCTATCTTGAATAGGATGAATAAGCTTGTGAAGCCTATTAGATGTCAGTATCCACCTTACAGTTCCAGAATATTCTTCCATATCATCATTTAGCATGGGTTGAGCAACAGGTGTAATACCATCAGCTTCATTCATAATGATATAACGATAGATGGACCCCCACCCTCCCGTTTGAATAAAATTAGCTACAGATGTTTTAATAGTATCAACATTGCCATTACGAGCAGCGTTGATTCTCATAATGTCTTCTTCTTCAACTTTCAATTCGTTTAGAAGAACTCTAGCCAGCGATGTTTTTCCAGTACCAGCAGGACCAACAAGTAACAGATTATCAACCCATCCTTGTTTAATCCATTGTTGCACCCGTTGCTTGTCATCGTTGTTTTGAAATATGTATTCATCCAACGACTGTGGTGCATATTTATCAACCCATAAATCAGGCAGCATCAGTAATTCCAACTTTCGGTAAAGTGGTTTCAGTGTAATCATTTGTTACCAGAACGATTTTTTCTGGTACAGTCCAGTGAACTGTTATTATATCATTTTCTACTTCAATGTCCATACCTTTAACCCAACCAAGGTGTTCTAACAGAACAAAACAACCGGGTGTTATATCATCCAAGTCATTAACATCTGGTCCAACCGCCAGCACTTTTGCCCATCTGGGCCTAATACCATGCTGTTTCATATCATCATTTGGTATGATAATACCACCACCTGATAATCTGAAACCACTATCAACGATTTTAGTTGCAATCCATTCGCGTATGGGTGTTATCGGAAAATTTTTCATAATGTCCTCTTTACATCATTGTTCGTAACTATAAATATATGACACGGAACATGCTTATAAAAGGTGTTTCGATCAATTGCTTCAATAAGGAGGATTATCTATGAACAAGCAATCACTTTTACCTACCGCATTTATGGACCGTCTTGTCGGGTTCGACAGTCTGTTAAACAGTTCGTTTCCACGAGCAACCAATTTTCCACCATACAATTTGATCAAAACTGGAGAAAACACCTATCTCATCGAGATGGCTGTTGCCGGTTTCTCAAAAGATGAAATTGAAATAACATTGGATGACAATACATTGGTTATCTCTTCTGCAGGAACCATACCCGAAAACGATGATGTTTCTGACCAATATCCGCAAAAATTGCATCAAGGTATTGCAAAACGGAACTTCCGCAGTGAATTTCGTCTTGCTCCAGATGTAAAAGTCGGAGAAGCATCACTGGATAATGGCATGTTGGCTATTCGTGTTGAACGTGAACAAATAACGCCAACAGCAAAATTGATCCCTATCAAATAGGTTTCTTATATGCGGCAGGTGGACCAGTCACTGTGATTGTGTCCACCTGTTGTCCATCTTTGAAAATACCAGAAGCCAATATACCATTAGAATATGCACCTCTATCAAGTCCTATCCGATGCGTGTCTGTTCCTTCCTCTTCATTCATGATGGTATGACCATGAACTACTAGATCAACAGAGGCTTCAGTCCATTTCATTCCTTTTTTTAAGAACATCGCATCACGGGACCACATGAAGTCTGCTTCATTATGTAAAAACAAAGGAATATCAGGATGTATGCCCGCATGTGTAAACATGATCCTGTCAGTTTCATCCAAATGAAAAGCAGTTTCGTTCGGAGTATATACCCCATTTAAACAATTATCAATGAATTTATAATGATCAGGAAAAGACCGAAGCCATTCTTCTACCCAATGATTAACAAAATCAGATTTTTTCCAGTTTTCAAAGTCATGACAATCGTGATTTTTAGAAAAATATGATTTCAGTGTTTCAAAACCTCCCCAACTACCCCACCACAACATGAAATCTTTGAAACCTGAATCCGTATAACGAGATATGCCCGACATCATTTCTTCATGATTGCCCGGAAGAATGATATCATTCATGTTATCATCTATTCGTTGGAGTAATAGATCAACCACTTTTCGGGAATCTGGACCACGGTCTACATAATCACCCAAAAAAACGAAGGTGACATCATCAGAATACTTCTGATCAATCACGGTTTCTATTTTGTCAAGCAATTCAATAAGATGATTATACATCCCATGAATATCACCGATTGCACAATATATCATTTATAATTTATATCACATCGATATTGTAAACACAATATATCATTTCAAATCATCCAATATGTCGTCTGCCACTTGTTTTTCAGATTTCTTCTTGGTGGTTGCTTTTTTCGGAGCAGACTGTTTGGGTTTTGATGCAGGCGGGATATATGTATCTTCCGGACGGGAAAGACCGGATGATTCATTTGCAAGTGCATCCTGTTCGGCCTTTGCTGTAGCACGGGCTTTCAGGTCGTCAAAGTCAATCATTTTACCTTTGGCAGTTCTAATCATGTGTTCCTCCATATGCTAACGAATAAACGCGGCGGCTTGAGCCAACCTTGTTTTCATCAATTTTCAAATTTATAACCCCTCGTTCTACTAACAGATTGAGTACCTGTGTCACAATGTTGGGATCATGCCTTGTATTTAAGTCACTCTCTGGTACAGAATCATATTTCTTCAATTCAGATAATACATATGTATGAACTGATTGCATAGATGACCAATCTCGTCGTGCCATTTTAATTCTCCTGTTCGGTTTCATCATTCCCATCATTCCCATCATTCCCATCATCCACTATCATATCAATATATTCTGTTGGCCCGATTGGAATTAAACGAATGGAAGCTATAGCTTTTTCTGTGCTGATATTTAGACCTGTAAATTGATTCATGTTTTTTACATGCAAATTCAAGCGCAATGTCTGGCCCCCCATTATAATATTATTCAATATAACCAAATCTTTGTCCATCGAATGGATCAACAAAGTATAATCTTTGGGTATACTAAGAGATAACCTTGTATCTATTGTAATAGTTTTATCTTCTTTAAGAACAAAACCACGGGGAGAATATATTTCATTGTTTACTGGTTTAATTCCACCATCATGTATTTGTATCATTATGTTGAAAGTTTTTCTTTTTTCTTTCTCGATCTCTTCTTCTATTATTTTTTCGATTGCACACCTGTTACCATTGATCAAATCATAAAATTCCGTGCGAATGTTGTGATTATCAATATCTATTGTGGATGAGCTGATATTCAGTGCCTTTCTAACACCAGTAGCGAAATTACTATATGATGACATATCTTCTTTTTCAAAATACAAATGCATAAGGTTACGAAAATGATTATAAAGAAATGATTTTGTTGAATCATTTTCAGATGTATTTTTTAAAAATGTGACAAAACTGTTTCCATTTTCTTCCCACCATTTCTCAAATTCTTCTAGACTCATCTTAAAAACTCCGACACAGGAATATTATATAACACGGGATCAATCTTGTTCACGCCAATTAAAAACATCACAAGGCTGGCACAACTTGATCCTCTTCCAACCCCCCAAACAATTTTGTTGTCAACAAATTGTTTCCTGATATAAATCAAATGTTTCAACAAAGCAAACATGTTCCGTTTGTTCATTTCTTCCAATTCTATCGACAGTCTTTCAATATAATGATCATTATCAAGACCAAATTCAATCAACCGTGCTGCACACAATTGTTCCACATCTAACTGCAAAAAGGGTTCAGGTGTGTTCCAGTCATAATATGTTGATGGTATTTCATCATCTTCATTTTCTGCATATGATTCCAGCTTGTTGACACTGAACCGGTTATAAAGATCAATATATTCATTCGGTTGCACTAAATAGTTATGAAAATTATGTCCATCGCGGGCCAATTTGAGCAGACCATCATATTTGAATACGACTTCGCCAGTCGTAGTAATAAAACGATCTGATAGGTCCAACAACTTAGTGCTCATGGTTTTTCCCCTTTAGACATAAATAGAATATGACTGGTATATTGAGGATTCTCCATGACTAAATTAAACCTGAACAAGATTTCAAAGGCGCTTTTGGAAGACATGCCACAAGCAAAATACCCAAAAGAGTGTGATAATGCCGAACCCATGAAGTTCAAGGGGGCATCATCTGGTTCCCTGTCAACTCCATCATATGATAAAATGAATAAAAAGCAACGGACAAAAGCACCACTGCCACCAAAAATGACAAATCGCAACCCTTCAAAGAATTCAGGACCGGAAACCCCACCAAAATGCAAAAAGATCAAAGGATCAAACAGTCTGTCCAAAGGCGGTAACGTGAAACAACCAAATATGAACGTATCCTCTAAATTCACCAAGGGCATGTTCAAAGATGCAGATAAAGTGAAAAGATCGGAAGCTACGCCCGTGAAATGGTCTAGCACATCCGGTTGTAACACGGACAAACTGATTGGTTCAGTTTTGAAAGGGTTATCTCAAGATAGTGTTCAAAAAATCAAATTCAATGTATCTAAACCAAATGTAAATTATGGTATTGTGCCAACAGGAGATAATATCAAATGCAGCCAGTCCCATGCTATGAAGAAAGTTACTACCGCACCAAAAGTGGTTAAAGAAGGTGTGATCAATGGAACAACTACTATTCATATTGGATCACGTTCGCATGTGTTTGAAGCCGCATCTATTAACATGGTTCACCGTATGGTTGAAAATTATGCATCAATTGGTCAAGAAGTTGGAATTGACATCAAAATTGGCCTTCGTGAAACCTATTCTGATAAAAAGTTTGTTACTTCACTTTTGGAAGCCATCCATTCGAAAATATTAGATGTCGATGTTATTCGTAAAGAGAAAATATCAGAAGCATTTTTAAGAATGTGTGAATTACTTGAAGATCAATTCATTCCTTTTCATAATCGTAACAAAAAGACGTGGATTAAAGAATGTGTCAAACCTGCCTTCAAACAAGCATATAATGACTTCAAAAAAATATACGAAAGCCATATGGAACCATATGAAGTTACGGTCAGTGTGACAACACCAAGTGGACGTGAAATCGTTGATGTCATAACTCGTGCTATCAATGAAGACGTTGCAATTCATAACGCAGTTGAAGACATTTCATCAGAACTTGGATCACGTGTAAAATTCAGTCACGCTTATATTGGTTCTAAAAAATATGTTGTTGAAAATTCTCAGAGTCTTTTAACCAAGGCATTATCGTTTGATGACATGCCAGAAGGATTTAAAGATGCTGGTTTTGGTTATAAAACAACAAAATGCAATAAACCAACAGCACCAAAACCAGAAAAAATGAAAAAATCAACCAAAAAACGTGAAAATGGTGCTACTATGTATTCATCTAAAACAAAAGGTGGAAACAAGGAAACCTTGGTTAAACGCAAACCATAATTAGAAGATGGCATTTTGCCTTGGTCGCACTCTTACGGGATTCTTCAAGAGATAGATAATGTTCGCAAGATATTGCTACTCTCTCCACTGTGCAGGGTCTATCTCTAGATTCTTCAACCGCCATTTCATTGCTGACGGCGAAACCTCATAGCGACGTACAAGGTCTATCAGTTGCCGACAGTCATCTCCAGCATATGCTCCTTTGGCATCAAAAATTTGCCGCAAAGCTGTTAGCTTGTCGCTCATGCTCCACCTTGATCACAGTGTTGTATATTTCACCGCGAGGGGTGCTACGGTATTGAGTGGTATCATCCACCCCATTTTTGACCAATGATCGGTTAAGGACAAAATGCCCCAGCTCGTGGGCAAGCGTAAACCCGCTGGCGGTCGAGGTGACCAGAAATTCCATCGGGCAAGTTGGCATTTATGCGTGGTCTTACACCTAAAGCTTTCAAAGCTGAAATAACATCAACGGCTGGTTCCACACACATAAAGTCACGAAGCGTATCCATTGCAGAAACTCTCATTTTCATCCTCCGGCGATTTTATATTCCCAAATCATTGTTTGGTCCTCCCCGCGAGCAACTTGATCATCCTGCAACCATTAGTAGGCTAACCGATACGCTTCTTCAATCATATATTTAGAAATACAAAGCGTTTCCGTGGAAGCCACATCTTCTGTTATAGATATTACCTCTACTAAACACCAATGGTCAGAAATATGATGTCTGACACAGAACAACATCACGATGCACATCAAGGAACAACAAATAACTCATATCGATAGTATAAAATGAATTTTAAAAATGTCAATCATAGTTTAATGATTTTGACAACCAAAATAGACGGTTGCATATTATTAACAGCAGTACCAGTCGATATGGATGCACCGGTAGTATCAATTGGTGAAGAAGTCATCCCAGCCGATGGTGCAACATATGTACCATTGTAAAACATTCTGTACGAATGTTGATGGTTAAACTCATTAGACAAATTACCATCCCATCTGGTAACCTGTTGGTTCACTGTTGATGTCGGAACAGCAGCCGCATGTGTATTCCATTCCGGATTAGTAGATGTTGCAGCCCTGAACATGTGGTGTCTGTGATCTGGAATATTGTCTGCCACCAGTGTTACTTCTTCTATACCACCCATTTGTCCTACTTGTGAAATATTGGTAAATGTTTTCGTAGAAATGGTTCCACTTGGTGAAACAGTATCAAGATCAGCCATCACTGAAACACGTCCTGTAAAATCAGGAAGAGTTATAGTCTTATTTGCGGACCAATCTGCACCCGCAGATGTTCCACGACCAGACGACACAGGTATAATAGTGTTTGTGAAATTATTCCAAAGATGATAATATAGATTCTGTGCAAGAGTACTTGCATATGCTGCACCAGAAGACGGACTTCCTATGGTTCTTCCATCCAGAATGAGCCACCCAGTTGGTGCAGAATTTCCAAAATAATCCATTATTGCACCAACTGGTATATTTGATCCAGACCACGAAGGACGACCACTTTGGATAGATAATACACTTCCTTCCGCACCAGCAGGCAATGCATAAGAAGTAGAACTACTATTGAATGTAATCAATGAGCCTTCTGGTGATTGTTGTAATTTTGCATATGTAACTGCATTATTGTCAATCTTTTCAGTAACAACAGCATTATTGCCTAATGCAGTAGAATTAATACTACTGGCTTTATAATTAACAGTATCTACAGCTTGAAGACCAAGTTTAGAAGTTGTAACAGCATTGGTGCCAAGTTTGTTGGTAGTTATGGCACCATTTGCCATTTTAGCCGCAGTGATCAGACCATCTGGAATTGCCAACAATGGAAGTGAATTGATTGAATACTTGAGGGAAGTAATAGCACTGTCGGCCAATTCTTTCCAACCTATTGCACCTTCTGCTATATGATGTTGCTCTACCTGTTGGGGTCCGATTTTGGCAGATTTGACAGCACCATCTGCCAATCCTGCCGTATCAACCGCACCGTCCTCAATTTGATCTGTCCCAACACTGGCAGTGGCTAATAAGCCTTTGGTAATTTTTGTAGTCATTAATTAAACGATGCAATCAGATTCTCTACTGCTTGAATGTAGACGACAAGCCCACTCTCTGGTGCAGTAGCAACCCCAGAAGAATTATAAAATTTGACTTTATCGTTAGTTCCAACTGGACCAAACCGCATAGTGTCTCCGGGAGCTGATGTTGCAGGAGAGACTGCAGGGTCAGACAACATTGTATATGTAAATGAAGTCGAATTTGGAATAGATGTAATCGTGAATGTTCCAACATATTCAGACTGTGCCGCACCAGCAATCGTAATTGGATTGCCAATAGATTTACCATGTGCCGCCGCTGTAATAGCCGTCGCAACAACACCCGATGATGTTAATGATGTAATTGTGTTATTAGCAGATATGATTTTGTAATCATACGTGCCATTTCCAACCCCAATATCACAAACCTGAACAACACCATTAAGTGTTACTACTAGTTGACCCGGATTCATCAATTGACCACCAGCATCAAATTCAGTCGTAACACCATTGGCAACATACCGTTTCGCAAAAAATTTGGAATTACGAGATATATTCGTATATGTTAATGTTCGAACTGAAATTTTGGAACCATTTGATGGTATTGAATTCATTTTCACATTATTACCGACCATGTAATAATCACGAATACCATTTGATCCGGGCTGTTGGACAACGCCATTAATATATACTTGAACAAATTCAACAGGAGGCTGCTGGCTTGATCCAGTAGCAAACAGGGAAGTCGAACCATCACCTGTATAATGCCGCCATAGAACACCAGCACCCCGTTCACCGGCAATTGGAATCCACAATGAACCTACCCGAATATATAAAATTTCAGTCGTTGTAGAATAGTAAAGTGTTCCTTCCAGTTCAGAAGCAGTAGGAGCAGGAGACCCAACCTGTGCTACCCCCTCTTTGACTGGTATCCACTCATTTGGACTATCACTGAACATATACAGATTTGCGGCTGTTGTGTTGAATATAACTCGCCCATTGTAATTGTCCGATGATCCAACATCAGGCAGAGAATTCATGATCTCAATTGCAGCCGCAGTTGGTTTATTCGATGTTTTATCAATTGGTAACCCACGTGATCCGTCTTGTAATTGTCCCGATGGAATAAATCTAGTCATTAAAATGTCGTCCCTAGTAAGTATACATCTGCCGTCATGGTATCTCCACCTGCAACAGCTTGAATTATATTCAACTTTATTGTCTCATTTGCTGAAACAATACGGTTGGCACCCGATACCTCTACTCTGTAAAATTTACTACTGGTATCAAAACCAACCAATTGAAAACGATCAATAATGTCACCAGTATTATTTGAAATCTCTAACGAACATATGGCTTCGTTTTCATCTGCAATAGTGATACCCGATGGAATGATAATCATACTAGAAACAACAGTTTTCACACCCGTTGTGCCCGTATGTATGTTGACTGATCCAGTAGATGTAAAATCAACACCAGTCGCAGTCGGCAAACGAGTTAAAACAACATCCGTTGTGGTCCCAGTGGCAACCAATACCCATGCAGCCCCATTATAATACTTCATACCAGCAGCCGTATCATACCAATGTTGACCCTCAACAGGATTGGAAGGTGGCGAATTGTCTGCAAAATTTTCAAGAGTATGATAATAATTCTCTGCAACCGCTTTTGAATATCCAGAATACCCCTTACCAATTAAAGTGATCGGTGACACACTGGTGTTGACCGTTCCTGCTGAAACGGTTGCAACAGTTGCACCCCGTTTGTTAGTAACTACTGTGTCTGTTTGAACTGCCATATTATTAAACCTTTAATCTATTTAGACCACTCTTATGCGTAGAGTATACACAACTTCAATTACTCTGTTTGCTGTTTTCTCAATAGGATTGAAAACAATATGCGTCAAAAGAAGATTGTCATCTGTCTTCAATGCAATTTCATCAAACACAAATGCGCCATTAATATTTGCAGACACATTATCAAATGCAGATTGACCAATTGGTTCACCTTTGTCCAATACACATCTGATTTCAACATCTGAAAAAACAGTACCATTAATATGCCTGACGCCCGTCAAGTTACCCGTTGGTGCACCACGAGTAGAATCCACAATTTCAGAATAGGATGGAACATTCAAATCTGCCGCACCACTTACATTCGGGTCTGAATAAGTGATTGCACCAACTTCATCAACGGTTGCACCACCTGTACCAAAATGCATTGAGAAAACATGCCCGGATTCGGTTCCAGCCAGTGCTCTCGAAATAGCTAAACTCATGTTTTCTTTATGAATTGCATTTCGTTTATCAAGAAGTACAATCGAATCGGAACCATTGTCATCAGAATATGAAACAATCTTGACATGACCCTCAATTGTAAGTTCTAGATTTTCATTTTTGTTCATATTCTTATTTATCCTTTACAATATTTATTACGCTTTAGAACTTGTGTATTGATCAAAGACGTATATCCAATCCAGATATAGCCGCGATAGCTGATCATGTTGCTACCAATACCGTCCATCCGCGTCCCTCCAATGTGGCCTTATCAGCAAGACCGGATGCAGATGGCGGGGCATTGGTTGTGTGAAGCCACAGAAGTCCATTGCTTGCCCCTGCTGCCACAAATGCCGCGAGAATA